ACGCCGAACTACGGAAACCTCATCAACGTAGCCGCTGCGCTACGGGCGTGCGGGGAGGTGGATTCCGCAATCGGCGAACTGAAGCGTGCGCTGGCGATTGACGAGACGCGCGCCGAGGCGTGGAACAACCTGGGGCAGTGCGCCACCGACCTCGGGAAGTTCGACCAAGCGCCGGGGATTTTCCAGCGCGCTCTCCAGTGTCACAAGAAAGCAGGTATCCCGATTGACTCGGCCACGGAATCCCTGCTGGCGTTCGCGTACTCCATGATGCGGCTGGGGCAGTTTGAGTACATCTGGCCGGTGTGGGAGGCCGCACGGTTCAATCGGTCGTGGCATCCGTTCCCGAATCTGCAGGTGTGGCGCGGGGAACCTAACGCGCGGCTGCTGGTGTGTCCCGAGGGCGGATTCGGGGACGGGTTCAACTTCCTGCGGTGGGCACGAACGCTGCCGGCCGTTTCCACCACGTTCATGGTATGGGATTCCCTATTCGAATTTACGCAACACGCCTTGCCACAACACGTCATCCTCCCCATGTCGCACTCGTTCCAGTACAACGAACTGGCTCGCTACACCCACTGCACGTCGATGTTGAGCCTGCCGGGGTTGTGCGGCATGAAGTCGTGGGCCGACGTGCCGCCGCCGCTGGACTGGACACCGAGGCACATGCTGGTACACCCGCCGCTGGATCAGATCGGCTACTGCTGGGCGGCGGAAGAGAACGGGGTCACGCGCAAGAGCCGGTCTCTGGACGCGCAGGCGGCGAACCGAATCGGGTCTGCCCTTGCCCGAAAATGCAAACGGGTGGTGTCGCTGGTACCGGATGGACAGGAACTCTACCGCAGGCGCGGCCAGGTGCCGGTTAGGGGGGTCACCCAGGACGATGCGTTGCTTGCTGACTGGGAGGAAACGGCGCGGACGATTCTGAAGTGCCGCCTGGTGGTGACGGTCGATACGGCGGTGTTTTGGCTGGCGCAAGCATTGGGAGTACGCACGTTGCTGCTACTTCCGCTTCGCTCGGACTGGAAGTGGGGAGTGGCAAATCAGCCCTTCGCATGGGGCGGAAACAACGTGGTGATGTTCCGCAATTCTCACCCAGTGACGTGGGACGTTGCGGGGATACTCGAAGTAATGAAAAGCATGTGAGTTACGCGCATCGGGGATGTACCCGATGTTGCAACACGATAAACGGTAGTAGCATGGTTTTGTAGATGCCCGACACTTCAAGGCTCATAAACGCCCGAATGAGGCGAAAGCAGCGCGACGGGATCGTGGATGTTTTCGGTGTCCCTGGAAGTCATCAAGACATTGATTTCAGGGAGATTGTCTCACTTTGGCCGATAGAACGAATCGCAGCACTGCGCGAAAAGACGAAGTTGCCGGTCGCGCGAATTGTTGCACTTCTTGGCATCAGTCAACCGGCGTATTCGAAGATGTGCTCGGGCGATTTCACCCCAAGTCCGAACCTCTGCCGGCGAATGGCAGAGCTTGAGGACATGGCGGCACGCGGCGAACTCCATAATCAGCACGTTCCGTCATCGGCAGAGATGCGCCGCCGCATGGCGCTGTTCCGATCCTGGTTCCTGTCGAAAGACCCGAGCGTGGACCTGCCGCTCATCCGGTGCCACTTGAGCGTGCAGTGGGGGAAAGCCGCGTACCAGAAGATCACGATTCCGATTAAGTACGTGCCGCAGTTGAGATTGAAGGAGTGGACCGGGCTGGTGGGGGTGATTCGGACGGTCACGGTGGCGCTGCGCAAGTTGGCGCAGGGGAACGCACGTATCTTGTGGCGGCAGGCTGAGGCCGAATTTTGGAGCGCGTATGCCCGTGACACGTTGCCCGCCATCGTGACCGAGAGGGCTAAGATCCTGCCGAAAGCCACGGCAGCGGCGGAAGCGAAAAGGAGGCAAGCGTGACGAACTACGAGACGGTGATGGAGTTCATTGATAATCGCGTCTGCGACTCTGGATATCAGGCACGATACGACGCGGCGCTGACCGCGCTCGAAGAGATGCGGCGGGACAGTGGGCGGCTGGCTGATGTGCGCCGGGCATTAATTGAGATCACAGAGTACTCGACTGGCTGGACACACGGGCAGTTCGTGAACTGCGAGGGAATGTGCCTGCTACGGATTGATGATCTGGCTAGATCCGTTCTTAATTCGATGAAAGGAGGTGATGCCCCACGCCCTCAATACGACAGCGAATCGAAGACCACGATCCCTACCGAGGGACGTAGCGATGCCCCGGAAGATAGGTTTGCCGCTGCTGGAGTTTCGGCGTACACGATACGCGAAACGAAAGCACAAGAGCAATCCACTGCCGGGGCGTCTGCGCAGAGAGCATCCTGTATTCCCGCTAAGGGAGTAAAGATACAGGGGCCTTGGATTCCGTTTTATCAGGAAGCGCAGCCCCCCGAGTGCGCCGCGAGGAAGGCGCTATCGTATCAGATGCAAAACTGGGATAGCGAGAACCGGCCTTCGGATGCTAGGTCATATGTGGCCGAAGTCCAGAGTTTGGAATCACATTGTGACGAACTGCGGGCGGAGAATGAGCGGCTGACCGTGCAGCTTGCAGGTTGCAGCGTGGCGGCAGAAGGAGGGACTAAAGATCCGGCTACGCGAGATCAGTGGGGATGGTCGCCAGCCTATCAGGAAGTGCTAGATTTGCGCATTAAGTACGATGCCTCAACCCAAGAGGTAACCACACTCAGGGCCAAATTGCATGACGCATACCGGGAGCTATACGACGCACTCCGCGCCCGCGATCTGGCGCGAGAGGCTAGTAACCGGGATCTGGAGGCGAAGCGGGCGGCGGAACGAGAATACGAGAACGAGCGACGCGGCAAAGAGAACATGAAAGCGCAGTACGAAAACGTCATTGACCAACTATCTGAGCAAGTCTGCGTTGAATCTGCGGGATACACGCAACTCCGCGCCGCCCTCGCCACCGAGAAAGAGACGCGGGTTAAATACCAGGACATCGTGTATACGGCCTGCAATCTGCTGGACCGACAGATGTTGGCTAGGAAGGAAGAGGTAGTAAGTGCAATCCAGGAACTGATACGACAGCGTTTTGAGGCGCTTCAGAATCTCGCCACCGAGAAGGCCGCACGCGAGATAACCGAGGCCGATCTGGTTGATGTTCGGGGTGCCTGGCGAATTCAGAAGGCCGCACGCGAGAAGGCGGAGCGGGAGCGTGACGAATGGTGCCTCAAAGATGCCGCGCGCATCAACGAAAATGGCGAGATTGCGGCCATTGAACACGAACGCGCGGAGAAGGCGGAAGCGGCACTGGCGGAGGCAGCAGATATCATCCAAGGTTATATGGATGGCCCACAGTCGTGGAGTGAGCTAAATCGACGCCTGGACCGCGCCGCCGCCTTCGTGGCCGCGCACAGCAAGGAAAAGGAGAAATAAATGTTCGAAACTAGGAAGATTTACCGGGCCGTCAATGCGGCTGAATGGAAGCAGATCATGGTGGCGAGGATTCAGGCGGCGCTCGACGCAGACAGCACCCTGAATATCATGCGGAGCTTCCCGCTGTTTTCTTATCGCATCAGCATCGCGTTGACGCCATACCGTGCCCAGGGGACGGACCAGCAGGGCAAGGCACTGCCACCGCTGCCAGGGACGCCCATCGCCTATGAGTGCGAGGGAGAAGTATTCATCCCCGTATTCGAAAGCGCCGTAGAGTTGGTCGAGGAATCGCCCGTCTACGGCCATGACGCCGATCCCCAGAGCCTTCGCACTGCCGCCGCGATGCCGACCGTCGAGACGGCGCGGTCCAGCATCGGTGAGATCGTGGATGTAAGGGTGCCGCCGCCCGTCAAGAAGGCGGTGGACCTGGAACCCGCCGAGGCGTTCGAACCCACGGCACCGCCCGTTCCTATCGCCGCAGAGGAGAAGGAAGACGACACCATTCGCGTAGAGGAAGGCCGGTGGAGCGCGGCGCACAGCGACCCCAAGGCAGAGCAGGCGGTCGAGCACCGTGATCCAAGCATGGCCCCCGGACGGGTATCCGTGGTCCGCAGCGTGGCCGAGGGTGGCGGCTCCGATCATGGACGAGGAAAGAAGCGATGATAGCCGAGATAGCGCCGTGGGCGGACTATTCGCCCCACTTCAAGCAACTGTGGAACCCTGCCGTCCCCGGTGCGGTCGCGGAGTTCGGCGTATTTAGAGGCGGGTCCGCGAGACAGTTGGCGCAACTTACCGGAAGAACGGTCTATGCGTGGGACACCTACGACGGCCTGCCTGCAGCCGACTTCAATCCCGACGTGGACATCGACGCCCCCGGCGACTTCACGCCGGAAGCCACGGCTGCGGAACTGTTCGCCGGATGGCCGTCGATAACTCCTGTCGTGGGTAGATTCGCGGACACGCTGCCGAAGTTCTACCCCGCCGTGCGGTTTGCGTTCTGCTACTTGGACAGCGACTATTACGAATCGACGCGGCAGGTGCTCGACTGGTTGCCGGGGCGCTTGAGCAACGGCGCGGTACTGCTGTTCGACGACTACAAATCCCACAAGGGAGTGCGGCAGGCCGTCGATGAGTTCGCGGCGAAGTGGGGAATGGAAGTGAAGCCGATTGCCAGCAGCGGGGCGGTGGTGACGTGGAGGGCGCGATGACAACAGACCAAGAGTACGAAAAGTGGGTACTGAATGTCGGACCCAAGGATGATGAACCCTGCCACCGATGCCACGATTACCCTTGCCACTGCTATGAGGACGACGACGAAGACTATGGCGGTGGCTGCTACCAATGCGGCGGGCGCGGCTACATCGTGACGTGCATCGACGACCTGTGCCACGGGCAGGACGAGTGCATCCACGGCGACCCGCCAACGCCTTGCCCGACATGCAATCCGAATGGCGACAAGGAGGACGGCCTTTTATGAGCATTCTATCGGACCTATCCGCACTCCCGAAATTTGACCGGATCGCGGACGAACTGACGAAGTGCCGCTTCGCGCTTGAGTCGATAGCCACCAGTCTTCAGCGGGCCACCGAGCTTCCCGCCGCGCCTGTGATCGAGAAGAAGATCGGCGTGAAGGACATCGGGAACTACGCGCAGGCCGTCGTGTCGGAAGAGGACGCCGAGAAGGTGCGGGATGGCCTCCACGCGGCAGGTCTTCGAGACAGCGACATCGAGGCGCAGATCGTGGCGATGATGGCCGGGGATGATCAGGAGCCAACAGAATGAAGTCAGAAGGCACATATCCGATACCGAAACATGGGTGGACATGCTACCACTGCGGTGAGACATTCACCGTTTGGGGAGCGGCTGAAGACCACTTTGGGAAAACGCCAGAAGCAAAGCCCGGTTGCGTGTTGAAGGTTCAGTTCGGCAACGAGCGCGGTCTGGAGATGGAACTGCGCAAGGTTGAGGCGGAGCGGGACGAATGGCGAAACCGAGCACTGAAAGCCGAAGAACACGAAGAATTATTGGAAGGTGAGATGTCGGAATACCGGAGAGCGGCTAAGGCTGATAACTGCCATCAACTCCGCATGAACATCGACAGCCTGGAGGGTCGGGCTATCGCTGCTGATTTCATCGTTAATTCCCTCCGGTCTCGCGTGCCTGAACTTGTGGATGAGGTTGTTGGATGAGGCTCTACATCCTACTGCGCGACCTGTTCGACCTGCCCGGCATAAGCGGGAGGCACGAATGGTACGCGAACGGAATATCGCGCACGGAAGCGTGGCGTCAACTGACGAATCGGCAGACCATCCGAAGCGGGCAGGATAAACAGCGCCAGTCGGACGTGTCAGCCGGGAGGAACACCCCGGCTTCTATCCCGGCGACCGCCGCCTTGACACGTTCCCGCGTGCTCTCGACGTGGTGGTCGGCCAACGAGAAGGTCTGACGGTCAACCGCCAGTTTCTCGCTTTCGATGAGGTAGTCCACGGTCACCGTCTCCGCTTGCGCCGCGATGCACTGGAGAATCAAACCTGTATCGCGTTCCGCTTCGCCTTCCGTTGGCCGCTTCGTGCGGATCTTCGTGGCGCGGATACCGCCCGCCTCTTGGATTTCGATGGTGCCGGTGATTGTCGCGCCTGCGATCCCCAATTCGAACTTGCGCCCGAGGTGCGTTGGCTTGATGCGGGGCTTCACGACCGAGTTCCAGAGGTTGAACAGCCTGCGCGTCGAGTACTCCACCTTGTCCGTGACCGACCTCATGCCCCTGGCGCTCTCAGCCTCCGTCAGCGCGACCGTAGCCATCTCGCCCGCCACCACCCCCGCGATGGACTGTGGGGCTTCCTGTGGCCGGGAAAGGGTATCCTGGATTAGACGGCGGACGGCGCGGGACACCGCCTGGCGGGTTGACGGCGGAAGGGGGCCGCCCTCGATGTCCACCAACTTGTGTTTGTGGCCGCACTGCGAGAACCGGGCAAGCGCGGCAGTCGTGAGGGTCATTGCGCCGGGGTGTCGTCTTGCGGGTGTGGCATCGAAACGCCCGTCAGTCGTGCCGCCATGTTCGCCGCCGCTTCCCCATTGCCAGCAGCGATCATGTTCGCCATCTTGGTCTTAGACACCGCCGAAACGCTTCTCCATGCGGGACTCTCGAATGCCAATCCCATCAACACTGCCGCTCCGCCAGTTTCCCACATTCCCGCACCACGTTCATGTGCGGTCCCGCCGCCGACTGCCGCGCCCATCAGGAACCGTCCCATAATGCCAGCGTTACGGGCGAACCGGACTTGACCGAGTTTGCTGGTGACGTTCCGGTCCATCAGTTCCGCCATAGACCGCCACAAGTGGAACTCGTTGTTCAACGCGGCAATGGTGGGATGCTGAGAATTCAGTTCTGAACGAATAGAATTCGCCGCCGCAGTACGCACCATATTTCCGGCCTGCACCGATTCGTCGGCAGTCAACCCGTTCTTGAAAACGTACTTGTCGAGCGCCTGCCGTACTTCCCACACCGTTGACGGCTGCGCTTTCCCGAGGTACGGGCCAAGTGCCGTTTGCAGTTCTTTCATGCGCTTCAACCCGGCTTCAAGAATCGCCGGATCTTTGATAGTGCCGACCTTGGTAAAGGCGTTATCTTCTACCCACTTGCCGAATTGGTCGTAGATCGGTTTCAGGTTCGTCTTGGCGGTGGCATCCAGTTTGGCGTACTCCGATTCGAGTTCCTTGCCGAGTTGGTCTGCGCGTCCCGAAAACTTCGCTAACAACCCTTCCGTACTGCCAGCCGTCGCCGCTCCGTATCCTCGTTCCATGACTTCTGGAATGTGATCTATCGCCACTTCTTTTGCCTTCGTGCCGAGCGGGTGAACCATCCTGGAGTATTGGGACACGCCCCACTTTTTCAGCAAGCCTGCCAGCGGGGAAGCCGCCCCTTCAACTGCCCCGCCGACCGCACCACCAACCACAGCAGCCTTCGCGCCTTCTGCCACGCTTCCAGTTTGCGCCGTGGTCTTCAGTCCGACATCGACGCCAGTACGGAGTGCGGCCACGCCCATTTTCGCCAATCTTCCAGCGCCAGCCGCCGCCTTCACTTTGCCCAAGCCGGGGATGGGCGCGAAGAACTCTGCCACCTGTTCCACGCCACGTCCCAATCGTTGCGCGTCATTCGTGGGTTCCAGCGCCTTGCCGAGCCGAGCGTTCCATTCCTGCTGGTGCTTGGCGGCATCGGGCATGAACTTGTCCGTAACGAACCCGCCGCCGAGAGTCTTGCGCGTCAGTTCTCCCAGGTTCAGCGCCGTGTGCCCCGCGCCCTTGAGAGCGCCGACGCCAAACTGCGCCGTGTCGTACAACCCCTTGGCCGCGTTGACAACCGTGCTTGTCGCCCCGCTCTTGAACTTGTCCCACCCGGAAGGCTCTAGTGTAGAGGACGGCGCGGGCGTGCTCGACAAGTGCTGGATGATTTCCTTTTCGGAGTACCCGGATTTCTTCGCTCCGTCGATGTCGAACTTGCGCGAGGTCGTCAGGTGTTGAAGGATCTCACCGTCAGAATACCCAGACTTGCGTGCGCCTTCAACGTCGAATGCGGGATCGGCCATGTCATTTCTTCTCGAAACTACTCAACGGCGGGCGAGTGCCGGCTGGTGGAGTACGCGGCGTCACCTCTTCGTTTCCCACTACGTCCTCGTACTGTTGCCCGTACAGTTCAGGAACGATCTCCTGCTTTATTCTTTTTCGTAAAGAACGTAATTCCTGGGAATACCCCTTCGTCTTTAAGGTAGTCTCGTTCTTCATCCGATCCACCATCGCCTTAGTATTCCCGGTGGTGAATCCTTCTCGCATCAGATCCCCGGCGCTGTGCAACGCTTCGACCGGGACTTGCGCGATGGACATGCCGCCGCCAGAAATGACGCGGGCATATTCGTTTCGTACCGCTGCCAGAGCCAACCCATAACTTACGGCGTCTTCCGATACCCCGTCTACGTTGAATTCACGCGCCCCGGACATCAGCCACTCGTTGATTTTGGTGACATCGCCATTTGGCAATTTTTTCCGCAAGTTCGTAAGAACATCAGCGTGTAATGCCAAAGCGTCTTCCAGTGCCGCGTTGCCGTGTGTGATTAGGTTCAGACGGTCATACGCCTTTTGGTCAGACTTCCGAGCTTCACTACGGGCGTCAAGTTCGGTGGCGGTAAGGCCCGTTAGTTCCCGAATGGTTGATACCCCTTTATCAAAACGAGAACGCAAAGCGGTCCCCATCCCCAAACCGCCTTTCATAATCCCCGAAAGGTAGTTGGTCGCAAACGTCACGTCGGCGCGTTGTATTTTATTCAGCCGTTCGATTGGCTTCTGCGTTGGGGATGTTTGGGGGGCGATGTCTCCCACTGGCGCGTTCGCGGCGACAGCGGCTTGTCCAACAGTGACGTGAAGTTCATTGGCCTTCTCCGTCGTGTCCAAGTGCTTCAGGGTTTTGTTTGCCGCCTCGACCTTAATGCGGGATTCCGACCAGTCAGGGTGAATGGCCCGCAACGCCGATTCCCGCGTGCCGAGTTCTCCCGTATCCAGCTTATCCGGCTTCTTGAGTGCTTCCTGTTCCTGCGTGGCCGTGAGTTTCGCGCCGGGAGCAATGTGGTTCTTCTCGCGGTAGGCCGCGAGCGCCCGCCCCTCTTCTTCCGAGTATTTAGAATGGGCGGCAGTCCCCGTCTTGTCGATGTCCGCAACGTCCGCAACGTCAATCGACTTCCCGTCGAGGGTTGTGATCTTTCCATCTGTCCCTTGCAATGCCGGAACCCAGTCTCCCGTGGACTTCTGCTTGACGTGGATGTCAGTTGCCTTAGGCGCGGCGGGCTGCTTCGGCTCCGCAGCCGGGAGGCCGTGATGAATCCGGTCCAACTCCTCCATCGACCTGTAAAGCTCCATCGTCCGCTCCTGCTGCTTCTCGGGAGGGAGGGGGAGTTCCGTAACGCGCTTTAACTGATCCTGATAGAACGAACGGTTGGCGTTGTACAGGGTTTCGTTTTCTCGCTGCGTCTCTTCAAACTTCTGGCGCTGAAGGCCAATCGTGCGCTGGTCCGCTTCGTCCTGCTGCTGTTTCAGCGCCTCGCGTTCTTCGGCGGCGGACGGGAACAGCGACTTGTCGGAGTCGTACCAATTATCGCCGCCCTTCTGTTTGCCGTGCTTCGCGGCGGGCTTCGCTTGCGACAACTGCCCCGCGCCGCCCTCTGCCGAGGACGAACCGTAATCCTTCCCCTTCGCCTGCCCCTTCGCGTCAGCCTGCGCCGTCTTCGTCAGCAGGTTGTGGAACATCTCGTGGTTCTGACCCTTGAGGCCGATCTTCTTGAGGGCTTCCTTCGCGTACTCGGACTTCTTCTCCGGGTTCATGCTGGACTGCATGACGTGGGAAAGCGCCTCGATCTGAAGCTGCTTCTCCTGCCGCTTGCTGGCGAACTCCTGCCCGATCAGTTCGGTAATAAGTCCCATAGCTTAATCGCTGTACTTGGATGCCCGCTTGAGTTGGCGCTTCGACAGGTTGCCCGCGCCACCGGCAGCGGATGACGAACCGTAGTCCAGGCCCTTGCTTGCCGAACTCTTCCCGGTAGAAATCTCACCGCCAGAGTCGCCGCCCTTACTCCCGCCCTTTGATATGCTCTTTTCAGCCAACTTCGATTGTGCTTTTTTGATCGCCAACTTCACGAGAAATCCTGCCATACGGCCTCCTACAGCAATGCGTTGAGAATCCCAATTGTCTGCCCGCGTTCCGCCACTCCCGCCTGGAGCATCTGCGCAATGGCCTGCATCCCCATGTCCGACTCCTTCAGCCCAGCGTCCGTAATCTGCCCCGCGATAGCCGAAGATTCCTTCGCCGCCTGGGGACGCAACTTCTGCATGAGACCCGCCACATCGCCGGCCTGACTGAACTCCGACTGCGCGACGGCCTCGTTCGTACCGCCCGACCGGGAACCCGTCGCCGCCATCTGTTTCCGCTTGGCGCGGTACTGCGAAAGGATGTCGGCTTTCTCCGGTGCCGTGGCGCTCTCCATCTCGGACTTGTTGCCGCTCAAGATGGAATTCCAGTAGTCGAGCGCGGGGCCGAAGTCCTGAATCCCCTTCTGGTAGTTCTGTTGGCCGCTGGCGAAGGAATCGTTGCCGTACCCGGTGAGTTGCGTCTTGGTCTGGCTGAGATCGGGCGTCTTGTTTGAGCTCGGGTAGTAGGCATTGGCCATGTCAGATTTCCCAAACCTGGACGTTAAGCGTGACCGTCGAAGTCACAGCCTTGCACCAAATCGAGCCAAAGTACACGCCATTGATGGCAGCCGAACGAATCGTATCCGAGATCCCACCGTTGGGGGAAGCGGTCGCACCGCTCAACACCATACCGGCCTGGACCACGCCGTTAAGCGTGGTCCCTACGTTCTGATTTCCGAACATGCAAGACAGCGCGGCGCTGGTAGTGGGGTCAATTTGGATTGTCACCTCACGGAAGGTCGAGCCGAACATTCCCGCGCCGAGCCCAAGCATCGTTTCGCAAAGCGCCTGAAGATTGGCCGCCGTGCTGGTCACCTGAACGGACACCGCCCGGTAGCCCTGCCGAAGTGGAGCATTCTGCTTTGACATCGTATCTCCCTAAGCGGATTGTACACCCTGTTATTGCCGGAAAAAAGGACGAAGCACTACCGCTCCGTAGAAACTGCCCGTTGCCGCGATGTTCCCCGTGCCCACCGTGCCGCCGAATTCCGCAATCGTCGGGCTGGTCGTGAGGTTCGGCAACGAAGCCGCGCCGCCGCTGCCGGTGGTGCCCAGCGTCCCGTCAGCCTTCAGAAACGTCGCCTGCCCGCCGCTGCACAGGAACCACCCAGTTCCAGGGTCCACCACGAACCCCTGCACGAAACCCGATCCGCCATCCCCCGGTCCCCAACCCCACGCTGCGCCACCCCATTCCAGCAGATGCGCGTAGTCGGTGACGTTCACCAGGAACCCGGCATCGCCAGCCCCAAGGTCTGTCGGCAAGGTCGCCTGTGCCGTAGCCATGATTCCAGCCACGTACACCCACTGTGCCGACAGCACCACGTACAGCACCGTGCGGTCGGTCTCAAAGTACAACGTGCCGTTCGGGTGCGCGCTAGCCGCCCCGCGAGTGGCGTGGGTGCCAGCGAAGGTAACCCCCGCGCCGGTCGCCGTGCCGGGAGTGCCGGTAGCGTTGGTGATGTTCAGAACGGTGGATGCGGCTTGCTGCGCCACTGTCTGCGCGATGGCGTGGGCCTGGGGAACAGTGACGGCGGAAGACTTGAGCGTGGTGACGTGCTCCTGGTTGACGGAAACCTGCCGAGCGATGTCTTCCAGGCGGCGGGCCAGGTCGGAGGGAAGCCCGAAGCCCTGGAACGATTTGTTGCCTAATCCAGCCATCAAATTGATTCTAGCGCCATTTTGTGATAGGCTGAATTCGCTGGTAGCTCCAGCAGGAATTGTCCAGACCGGGGAGCGGTCCGTACCGCCGCTCCCCAACTGGCTACAATTCCAGGTACGATATGCAAACCTTCCACAATTCGGGTTCTCCGATTCAAAACCAAGGCCATTTCGTTCCCCCCGCCAGATCTAAGGTAATCAGGTAGAAAAAATGCAACAAGACGAACTTCAAAAACAGTGGATTCAGGCGATTGAATCGGACGACGAACACGAAAGACGTTGGTCAGCGATAGAAATTCCCGCTCCCACTGAAAACCACAAACATCAAGACCCCGGCGACGATGGACTCGCTCCGTGGTAGGCAAACTCTAAATTCGCGCACCCTGCGTGCCGGGTTGCCCGAACGGTCGTAGCACGCCGTAGGCTTCGTTCGATGCCCACTGCTTCGCCACCACCTCGAAATCGTCGGCGAACACTCGCACGGCGTCCCCCGTGATGCTCAAGTCGTAGAACATGCCCTTGTTGGGCGGCAGCGGCACGTACACCTTTTGGTACGCGCCAGATAGCGCAACAGTGACCGACCACGAACCGTACTCACACGACCCGGAGACCACGCAAGAGCCGGTCCCCATGACGGCGGGCCGAAGTTCGCGCACATGCAAGTACCCCTCGACGCCGAACGATGACGGCTGAGGATGCCAGAACCCGGTGGCTTCCGGCGCGGGCGTGCCGATGGGTTCGACGGCGAACAATTCCCAAACGTCGCCCCCATCTGTAGGTGTTAGTCTGACACGATGCGCGATGACCGGGACAAACGAGTACGGGATTTGCACTTCGCCGTTGTGATTCATCGTCAGCGTGAACACGCCGCCACCAGTCGGGAAACCGTCCCATTGAACCTGAATCGTACGCTCCACGCCGAACGTGTTGGCCGTGATGCGAAAGCCCTGGAGCCAAGTACTCTGCCCGAGGTCGATCCAATCCGTCGTGCGTAGTTGCGTGCGTTCCGGCTTCGGCAGCGCCGAAATCTCGAATCCGTAGAGCGAAGAAACCCCGGTCCAAGTGAAGGCCAGCGCCAGGTTGACGTTCTGCGCACCGAGCCCAGCCGCGATGTCGATGGGGATTCGGTTGACGTTCTGCGCGCCGGTCAGCACCGAACTGCCCACGTTGACTGAAAGGTTGTCGGCAAGCAGATTCACCGTCATGGCGGTAGCGTCCACGAACGCATCGCCGAACTGTTTCAACGCTCGGAAGTCCCCCAAGTTGAATGCCGCCGTGGTGGCTGCGCAGGAGATTCCGCCTCCAGAGTCATTCAGACCCGCCGCAAACTGACAAATCGTTCCGTTCGCGCAACCGCACAGGACCGTGATGCTGTTCGTCGCTTCGTCCTGGTAGTGGAGCGCCACGCCGGGAGTGTAGGAGTCGAACCACCAGCCAGGCGAATCGGGCTTGTAGGCCAGCGTCTTGTACGTGCCGTTGATGTCGAGGAAGTCGAAGTACAGCCAGCCGTTCTTGCAGTACGCGAGTCGCGGCGCCACGTTGAGCGGCGGTGGAGCGTACCCGTTGACCGCCACGCCCGCCACGCCTTCGTGAGGCAGGTAGGGGTATAGGTCGTCCTTTGAGATGATTTGCGCCGGCCCGAGCGCGGTCTGCGCGATCCCGTTGCGCGTCCAGAAGTAGATTTGTGGTCCCGGAGCGAAGGCCCACGGTGCCAGTAGCCCGCAGCCAGTCGGTACTTCCGAGAAAGCGTACGGCGTGGTCAGATTCCCCGTAGTAGTGCCACCAAAGAACCGTTCGCCAGTCATCGCTACCACATATCCGTTCCAGGTGGTCACCCCGAGGATGGGTTCGCCGCTGCTGGTCAGGTCCACGAATCCCGAGGTCGCCGCGCCTTCCGGGTTTGTCCGGTTGGCAAAGTAGATGCGGCCTTGGTTGATCGGGTCGCCAGCCGCAAAGAGAGTTTCGTCGAACGGGTTGGTCAGGTAAGGCAGCGGGTTCCCGAACGTGGTGGGGCTGGCGATGAGAAAAGGAACGCCCGCCGCCGCGACGATGGTTTCCTCGATCTGGAATGCGTTGGCAGTGGGAAGCCCGCGAATTACCGTCGCAATGCCGTTGATGAGAACCGTGGTCCCGATGCAGAGGTTTGTCGGGATGACAACCGAAGTGGCGAACACGCTGGTTCCCACGACCGTGCATGTGCCCGAGACAGGCAACTGCTGAACCGGCCACGGTTGATTTACGGACAGGTCGAACGGGTCGCCAAGTTGCGCGTCGGCGAAGTTGTCGAGGAACGTGCCGGTCCCGCCCGCCGTGTTGTTGGCAATCGAACCGACGTAGAGCGGCGTGCCGTTCACGCTGGCACCCACTCGGGCGATGTCGATGGTGTCGCACTGCGGGTCGGTGCTGTAGTCCACGGACACCTGAATCCCTTGCCGCGAAGGGAACAGCCCGTACCGGGTCAGTGGCGACGGGGTGCTGATGGCCCCCGTGATCGTGGACCGATACCGATAGTGATACTTCATTGGGTTGTCGGGGTTGATGGACTCCGGGGCATTCGGCCCGTACGTGCCCCCGATCCACCACGAGTCTACTTTGATATTAGTGGCACCCACAACCGTAGCTTCTATCCGAATCGCTTTGATGTTCTGAAAGCCTACGGTTTGGTCATTCCCTACCCGCGTGAGACCAGAAATCGGGAGAAAGACTTCGCTCCATTGGTTGCCTCCGAGGGAGAGGGAATACGAATTTGCCAAGTTCTGCAATGCCGCAATCTGCTGCTGGAGGGCAGGCGTGTTGTTCGAATGGGAGGTCGAGAACAACTCTGCAATTCCTAAGGTTAAAATGTCTGCCGCCGTTCCTGGACTTGAACCAGTGGTGCCTTGAGCCTGCGCTTGCAGAGATGCAATCTGGTCTTGTGTGGCTCGAAGATTGGCTAAGGTTGCCTGCGCTGCTGCCGAGCTTTGCAACCCGACCGATGCCTGCTGGAAGACGTTGTTGGTGATCTCCGTGTAGTAGTAGTTGTGCAGAAAGTCGTTGGTGGTGTTGTCCACATCGAGAAGGATACGAATGCTCGAAATGTTTGAGAGCATGTCGATATTCATGCTTACGTGCATCCAGTCGTTTGGCCCGACAGCGCGCCCTCCGATATTCGATAAGTCTTGGCTGCTTGTCAGGCTCATCGTTCCCACACCAGGTGCGGTGACTGTGCCGGTAACGGCGGTAGTGAGCGCGTTGCCTGTGACCGCCTCTCCGTTCGCATGAGTCACGGCGAAGTACATGCGCGCGCAGAAGTAGAACGTCACAGCGTCCCCCGCCGCGTGGAACCCAGATGTCACGCACCGGAAACTTACGTTATTGTCCTCTCCGATGGCGACGGACAGCACGCGCACGAACTCGCCGCCAATCGAAATCAGAGAGTCGCGCTGGAGGACGACGCTGTTCGCGGTCAGGACGACGCAGCAGGGACCGCCCACTCCCGCATCGTAGGCAATCTGAGCCACGGTGGTTGGCGAACCCATCGCGGTCCCGATGACATCCTGGATGACGGAAGATTCGCTTCCGACGATGATGCGCGCGCCGGCCGCAATCCACGCGGTCGCTGTCGTGGTGAAGTTTACGCACGCCCAGCCGGTAGTCCCGGAGTCGAACAGGACTTCGTTGATAGTGGTCGCCGCAGGGACGCGCGCCACAGCCGTGATGGCGCCCGCCGTTCCGCCCGGTACCCAACCGGAAGCCGAGTCGAAATCGGAGATGGCTTGGTAGCGCGGCGTGGTCAAAAGAGAGCCAGGCGGACTCGCCGGAGGAACGAGTCCCACCTGGAATCGCGTGCCGTCTGACGCGCGAATCTTACTGTATCGTTGTGAATCCGCGACGTAGAGGAAGGGACGGACGGACTCGCTCGGTTGGTAGGACGCGAACGAGAGCGGGTTGCCAGAGAATCCGGTGTCCACCTGCACGCCGTCCTGGTAGAGCACGCCGCCAGCGCCAGAGTACCGCCGCGTCACCACGCCGTCACTGAAGGATTTTATCGAGTGTACAGGGACACCAGATCCGGTGTTCTGAAACGCAGCGAGGGCGTCCCGCGTGGTCAACGATGCGCCCACGTTACGGACGTTCGTGCCGACGAGCAACTGGTCTTGCGGGCACTGATCCGGCTGGCACGCCAGGTTCACGCCCTTGAACGTCGCCCGCTGCTGCACTCTTTTGAAGTCTGCCATATCAACTCATACTCATTAGAATCCGCATCTCGTGTTCGTTTCCCACGTTCCACAATACGGCGCAATAGTTGCGCGCGTACTGTTCGTGGCAGCAGGGAAAGCCGAAAGCGCGCAGCCAAAATGTCATGCACTTACCTCTTCGGCCTTCGCCGCCTCGTAAGGTTCGTTCAGGTTCTCGATCTTAGCCACGTCGCGCAACGCATCGAAGTCAATCGCTTGCGCCCGCTCCCGGCTGGTGTAGGCTTCGGCCACGGTCAGGAACTCCTGGTACGCACCGAGAGAACCTTCCCACTCTTGGCCCCCCATTTTGAACGCTGCGAGATGCTGGCCGTTGTTCAGGATGGCGGTCACGATGTCGGTCGGGCAATCGAATGGGGCACCGTCCGCGTAGGACGCCGGGGAGTTTCCCACCACGTCGAGCGCGATGTTGTACGCCTGATCGGGAACCGGGTTGAGCGCGACCAAGTTCCTGCCGGCGTTCGCCACCACGGTCGGCAGTCCCGGCGTCCCGTTGCGCCACCCGTCGTTCCAGTGGTCGAGCGCGTGAAGCGTGACCGGCTGCTGCGTGAACCCTCCGGGGTACGCCTGCATGACGCACGGACACGTCTTCATCAACTGAAGCGCCCCGCGAAACCGCTGCTGCGCGTAGGAGGCACGGCGAAAGTCCCGACTTTGGGCATCTTGTGACAAAACTGAGGCCAGAATTCCCCACGGTAGGGCAAAAGTCGAATCGTCGGGAATTCCCAAAGTTTGGGGTGCCCCCATCACGTACGGATTCGAGTTCGTCACCAGCAGGTCGAGCGACCCCTCGTTGACCGGCGACGGAATGAGTTGCATGACGAATGGGCGGGTCAGTGCCACCGAGTACGCCGTGGGAAGCGAGGGGTTCTGGCTCCACTGGTAGGACCAGCCGCTTGCCGTCATCTCATCCGACCGATGGCACTCTCCCCAGATGCCGGTGAAGGTGTCCTGCCATTCCGCCCGGTGAACCTGAATCACAGAAGACGGCAGGGTAGCCCTTCCTTGAGGCGGCGGTGGCCCAGGAACGCCTGGAAGCCACGAGACTACCATCCAGGCCTCCCCGATGACCTCCTCGCGTCTCTGGTCAAATGCCGCCGCTACGGTGCCTATCGAGAACTGCCCGGTGTTGATGTAGTTGGCTTCGGCCCCGGAGTACTCCAGCAGGTGAAAGCCGACTTGAGCGAGGATGTCGGTGTCGAGGACGGTGAAGGGGATCGCCCCATTCGCGTGAAGGTCGTAGTACGGGATACCAGCGGCGGTCGTCAGTTGGACCGTCTGCCGCCAGTACCCCGTGAGCACCTGGAATTCCCGGATCGCTTGCCGGATGTAGATGCCGAGTTCGGCAAGGTTCCAGAAGTCTGTTCCAGAACTCAGGCCGAGCCGCTGCGCGAGAAGGGATTCCAGGTTGGTTATGGTCACGCGAAACTCCTACGCTGCCGGAGGCGCTGGAGTCGCAGGAGCCACCGGCCCAACAGCGGCGCCAATGGCCTTCATCCCTTCCACTACGGTCTTTACGGTCGCCCCCACGGTCGTAACGATGGTCGGCGAAAGCGGTTGCTTTCCCTGCGAAGTCAAAATGGAATTGATGGCGGTGAAGGTGGCGTTCGTGCCAGCCGTCACAACCGCTGCCTTCTGTTCGCCCGTCATGGGCGTAGTGAAGGTGTTGCTTATAGCCTCGATCCCGACCGCAGCCGCATTGGCCTGCGTCATCATCCCAGCGATGGCGGCACCATCGGTGCCCCCAACTGCCGCAGCCACGATGGGAGCGGCGAGTTGATCCGCCACTTCCACCGCATGTAAGATTGTCAAGAAACTCGTTAACCAACTCATCGTTTGCCTCTCGGGTACAATGTACCCCGGAATACGCCACGTCTCCGGGTGGCTCCGCGCCAACGATACCGCGTTGGCTCGGTTGATGAACTTCCACTCATCGTACAGGCCGAGACCGTAGGGCGCGTCGGTGATGCTGTAAACGGCCTGCCTGCCTCGGTAGGTTTCAATCAGTACCTCCACGATTACCCCGGCAGCTTCGCTGTCGGGAACGCGGCATGGAAGAGCGCCAGCACCATCAAATACGTCAGGTGAGCCTCATCAGGCGGCAGGTTGGTTGTTGCGGCGATGCCGCCGCTCGGGATCACTGGCACGGTAGACTGCACCAGATCGGCCAACGGGGGCACGAATGGCACCATCGTGTCGTTGCCCTGATCGTCCACCACTTCCATGAGAGGCTTGGTGGGCGCCGGGACGGTGACGCCCTTAGTAATCTGCGCTTGAGAGTTCGCCAGGTTCAGGTTGTACAGCGTCAGGTTGTGAGCGTTGTTGGTAGCGGCGTTCTGCTGCTTGCCGAGTATGGCAGCTACTGTAGCATAAGCGTCGCCGTCGAAAATAGAAACCGTGACTGAATTTCCGCTGGCATCCTTGTAGGTCAGCGAGCCGTCTGGATTTGTTACGATCATTCGTTTTCTCCTTGCCCTTTTTGTCCGCTGGGCGACTGTTTGAAGTATACGCCTACCGCACAGAAACAGAAAGGGCGAGCCCGAAAGCTGCTATTTGTCGGGAGGGTCAACCGGCGTCGGCGGTACCGAGCTTGCCACATGGGTATCCGTGACCGTCGTAGTGCCGGGTGGCGCGACCTTCTGCGGGTTCAGGTGCAGCAGGAGAGCGCCAACGAACCCGGAGAGCAACGACACGAAGGTCTGATACGTCTGACCGTCGCTGGGTCGAAGCCACACCACCAGCAGAGTGATCCCGGCGAAGAACACCGTGAAGAACCCAAGAACCAGGATGGCCTTGTCTTCGCGCCAGTTCAAGGCATCACCTATGGAACAGTGGCGTGTGCATCGTGCCGGCCTGCCCCAGCACGAGGTACAGCAGCACGATCAGACAAACCGCGCCCCACACCCACTTTACGGGAACCGGGAACCCGGCCCGGTCGCAAATCCAGAAGCCGCCCCATACCACGAAGCACACGACCACCAGCACAACCAACAGCGTGAGGAGGTCCATGACTAACCCCGCACCGATGTGCCGCTCGGGAACGAACCGTGCTTGCCCGCGATGTTCTGCGTGTCTTCCGTGATTTGGAATTTCACCGGAGCGCCGGCAGTCGTCGCGCCGGGTTCCTTGTACGGAGCCGACTGCATCGGGCTGGAAAGCTGTCCCGCCGCCGCGCCCTTCAGTGCCTCCATCCCGTCCTTGTCGCCGGGTTGATTGCCGCCCGCTGCCGGGTTCGGGGCCACGGCGGGACGAGACCCCATCGGGCTATCCAGCCCGTTTCCAATCGACGTTCCCTTGAATTCTGAAAACTGATTTGCCATATGGCCTCCTGTTTGAGTCTACACCTAGCTATGCCGCAAGGCTACCCAGTGAGTCCTTCCCGTTCGTCCGCGTGCCCTTTTGCTTCCGACAATCTGGCAATCTGGGTAGTCATTCCGTTTGTGTGATCGTTCAAAACCTTCATTTCACGGCCCCGTCGCCTTTCTCTCCAGTATGCCAGCAGGGCATTTAGGCCGAGAAGAAGAACCGCTACCAACACTCCGCTCCCGATTCCTCGAAACCATCCCATCATCGCCTCCCGGTCGGCCTTGCGTTCGGCTTCGCGCGCTGCCTTCTCGTCTTTAATCGCCTGCATGTCTTGTTTCAATCGCGCGATATCGGCAGCCTCGACTTCCGGCTGGAGCGCGTCGATCTCCGTACGGTGGAGGTCGAGGCGGTGGCTGAGGTCCACCCGCAGGTCGTCCACAGCTTGCCGTGTTGCTGCTTCCTGCACTTCAAGCCTCTCAACTTTGTCGATTAGCTTGTTGTGCTGATCTATCATCACTTCAGCGATTGGCTTGCCAGATATCTGCGCGTAAGTGCGCGGGTCCAGAGCCTCTTTCGGTCGCGCCCCTGGAGCCTGCGCCAGATTCAATAGAGGCAACAGGAGAACAAATAGTAAAGGCAGGCAGGCCACCACAACTGTTTTTCTGTCCCTGGGATTCATATGTTTAGTCGATCAGAAAGATTTCGTGGGATTGCAGATAGTTGGAATCCAGGGGTCCGCTGTATGTCGGTCCGGTCTCTTCGTTGCTGATGCGAGAGTCCATGAAACTGTTGTCGTCCAACTGCGCCCGGTTGAGCAAGTCCCGGTACTCCGCATCCACCCGCGTCAGCGCGTTCAGGTGGTACGCCTTCGTCTTGATATCCACGTCGGGTTGGTTGGCGACAAGCTCGTGGCCGTAGTGCCTAGCCCGAGCCATAATGAGTTGGTCGGGAATCTGCGGCGGCAGAACGTCGGTCGGCTTCACCGCATCACCCTTCGTCATGTACTCCCACAAGTAGCCGATTTGCTGCACCGGACCCGGCCACGCTTCGAACCTCGGGCGCTGTTGCGTGTCCCCCGGCATCAGCACGTAGTCGTGCGCCGCCATCCAAATCGGAATCGAGAAGTTCTGCCGGTTCGGGTCCACCCGATCTACTTCCTTCTGCGTGCGGAAGAGATTGCGGTACCGGAAGCGGTACATATTCACGGGGTCCACCATCGAAAGCGACCGCTTGAAGTCCACGGAAGGAGTCGGAATGTACGGCTGGTAGATCATGTACGAACTGGCGGCGGAACCCTTCTCGGCATACGGGCGGTCAAGAGTGATGGTGGAGACCCCATCGTACGCGATGATGTTGTAGATGGGACCGCCTGTGACGCGGAACTGACGGAGAGTAAGGGGAAGTGCAGGAGGCGCGGGAAAGGCGACCGCCAGCCAGAGAGGGGACGCTGTAGCGTCAGCCACAACGGTATTCGTGAACTGCGTAGTTTGAACCGTGCCGCTGGTGATGATGGAAGGCGCGAACCACGATCCGTTGGCCTTCAGGAAAGACCACTCGCGGGAGTCGCGGATGTCCTTATAGGCCCGCTGGACCAGGGGCAATGTGGCCAGCGGGTCTATTTGGGAGAACCAGGACTTCATTTCTGCCGCGAATTGTGCCAGTTGCATTTTGTGAATCTCCTATTGCATGTACCCCGTCATCATTCCCGTCGCGCGGCTGAACACTCCCGCCGCCCCAATCGTTATCGAAAAGCCGGTCGGCCCTGCGCTCCCCGCACCATTCGTCGCCGTCACGTTGATGGTGCTCGTGCCTGCTGTCGTCGGCGTGCCCGAGAGCAGTCCCCCGCTCGTGAACGTCAACCCGCCCGGCACCGCGTCGTACGTCCAGGTGATCGGCGTGTCTCCCATCGCCTGGAACTGTGCCGAGTAGGGGATTCCTACCGTGCCTGATGTCAACGGGCTGGTTGTGGTGATCGTCGGGGGAGTGCCTGACAATCCACGGGGCAGGATGTCCCACTTCGGGTTGCTACTCCCACCCGTGTTGGGCACGTTGGCGTTGAGCCACGTCATCATGTTGCCCCCCGTGTAGGAACCATCCGAGTAAGCGTAAGCCCAACTCGCCATCCCCTTGAATATGTTGGCGTAGTCAGCCGGACCTGGAGTGTGAGCGACCAGCCCGCTGTTGTTCCAAATGAAGTAGTTCCTGGTATTCAACGGCGCGTAGTGAAGAACGCCGGCCGTGGTACCCCAGCCCGTAAGCGGCACGCCAGCCTGATGCTCCGCAAGGGTGTCGGAGTCGATCATGTACGGGTTGGAGTTAGGGTTCAGAACCAGATTGATCCATGCTTTAGCCGAATAAGAAAGTAGTGACTCGAACGAGAATCCTTGATCTTTGCCGTGGCCCCACGCTGCGTATAGGAAGCCCATCATCCACAGCTTTCCGCATGTCGTGGTGCCGTCGTAGTTTACCGTCCAGGGCGCAGCGCATTGATCCGCGGTTCCCCCGGTAGGCCACCCGAGCGGAGAGACATGTGGCGCGGCCTGCTCGGGTTCAGTCGCAGTTGTCTGGTTTCCCCAACACCATTTATCTGTCGTAGTGCTGGCGTTGTACCCAGCGCAAGTCGGGTCTGACGGCGGGTATGCCCCGGTCGTGATGTTGTACCGGCCCTCGGAAATCTGGATGAAGTTGTTCACAATGCCGGTGAAGTAGGATTTTTCCGCTGTCCCGTCTGGAGTAGAAATCGCCGCCTGAATTGCGGATCGCAAGGTCCAAGCATTTCCCCGCGCCTGTAGTCCTACAGCGCCCAGGTATCCCCAGGCACCGGCCCTTCCGTTGATAGAGCGATCCGGGTTGATCGGGATTTGGTTATAGGAGTTCCATGCTAGCATCTCCTGAAGCGGGTACCAGTCGCCCGTCATCAGGTACTCGAAATATCCGTAAGACGGCTGATGGGCAGCGTCATAGACCCACCCGTGCGATGTACTCCGAGGCGCGGCATAGGTAACGTCGTCGGAACCCGTTGTGACGTTGAACCTCATGGTAGGGCGCGCAATGACGGACACCGGATGCCCGAAGGCATTAATCGTGTTTGTCGGCGCATCGAACCATCTGCCAGTCGCGCTCTCCCACAGATGGATCGGCACGAGGCCACTACAATTTAGCGTCTGCGTTACCGGCCCATTGAATGAGGTATTGTCTACGGACGGGTTGGACATTCCGTACAACCACCGTACTTGCCATGCGGGGATAATTCCGATAGGATCGGTGGTAGTCTGCCCGGTGGTACCCATGTCCTTCGGAAATCCTCCCGTCACGGTCTGCGTGACCACTTGGCTAGTCGCCGGGTCACACTGGTCCGTGACAACCCCACCAAACATGTTTCCAGTCCAGGTGCTTGCGTCGGCTGCAATGGAGGCCGCCGTTACCGTCCCCGTCGTATCGTAGTTTGGAATCAGCCCAGTGCTCTCCAGGTACGCAAAGCCGTGATCGAATTTTACGTCACCCAAAGCTGTGCCGCTCCAGTAAGTCTTACGCCACCGCGTCATCGCATAGTGGGGAAACGCCGCATGGGAATATTTGGTGGTCCCATTTCCGCTGTCTCCGAAGATCGTGATGGCGTATCGTTGGTCTTGCAGAGCTGTAGTCCAATCGTCCGTGAGGACGTAATCGACCTTCACTCCGCCCGTATATCCGGCGAAGAACGTCAAAACAAAGACCGGATGCAGGCTCTTGAGCGTAGTGTCACTTGCCCATGTAGCCGTACCGTTCGGGAACCCGCCGATTTCCAATGGACAGAATGGAAGGTTCGCACTCCCTTGAGTACTTGGGACAATCGCCGCTCCCCCATTCGAGACAGACAACTGGAACGTGTTGGCAGCCGGATTCACAACGTAATAAGTCTGACTGTTTGTAAAACCTGAAGGGGGGCTGCAATAAGTATTGTTGACCCTAAGGGTGACGAGTGCACCGGCTTGCAGTGTGTGCCCGTTGGACGTGATTGTTCCATCTGTGGTGTTCACAGCAGTAGATGCCAGATTCACCGTACAGTTTCCCGAGCAGGTGTATCCAAAATCATTGGACCGTGCGGATGTCCGGTCCTCCAGGATGACTTGTGTGACAACAGGACCCTGTAGCCAATAGCGCACACCAAGCGAGTTTGGGTCGGTGCTGATCGACGATGCCGCGTTCAAAATGGTACGGGCGTCTGCCGTCTTCGTGACGCTGGACGCAACCGTCTGGATCTCCGCATCCCAGGAACGCGCAAGAAGATCGGTCTTGGACAAGTAGCCGGTGTTGTTCCCAGTGCTCTGATTCTGAAAAGTGACCGTGATGCTACCGCTTGCCACAATCGTGGAAACAAAACTGACCATCGCCTGCTTCACACTGTTATCAGGCCACCGGGTTTTCACGTCGCACTGCGTAGGCACAGGCACGCCATTGACCACGGCCTGGGCATACTGGGCGATGTCGCCCTGCTTGAAGGTCCGAAAGATCATATTGGGCCGGTTTGTCTGCGTGGAGCCGGACACGTCCGTGAGCACGGCTGGCGCGAGAGGGGTGCCCGTCGCGTCACCGGGGATTGTGGCTAAGTTGGTCGGCTCCGCTGGCTCCCAGGTGAATCCTACAGGCTCGTTGAATGTGATGAGCCAGTTGGAAAGCGTGTCTCCATTCCAGCCTACCGTCACGTCGGAATCTCGGATGTTGCCGCGTGGTCCGCCAGTTGGGCCGACCTTGGTAATGTCGGCGCCATAATAAGCGTACTGAAGTTGGCATTGATTCGGAGAGCACATTGGCGTAGACGCCAGCGTGATAGTCAATGTGTCGGCAGAGGCCACTGTGACGTTGGTTACGGTAACCTTTGTCCCGGTCGTATCGGTGAAGTGGAATCCCCACGGGGAGCAACCCGCTCCACTTGGACAGTTCACGTCGCCGGATGGATTGGTAACGTTCGTAGTGTCGATGACCACCGGACCTACCGGGAGCCACAACCGCAGAGTCACCGCTGCTCCGGTGAGAGTAATGGCGCGTGGCGAGGTTGGCTTCCACCCTTTATGTTGCCGCGCAATCCAATCCAACGCACGTCCCTGGTATTCTCCCAAGTTCTTGCTGCCACCCGCCGATAGGTGGCAGGGATTGTTTGGCGAGTAGTCCATGGTGTACTTTGGGGTGCTGAGAAAGATCGTCCCATCCGCGTAGTGATCCATCGCGGCGTGCCATTGGCCAATTTGCGTAGAATCCCCGCTGCCGGTGTTTTTGCAGGTTGTCCAGGCGTTCATTTGATCGACTACTATCGGGATTAAGCCAGTCTGCCCGATGGCTGCGTTGATGTCAGTTTGCAGCGTGGATTGCCATTGCACGAGATCGGCTTCGTAAGTCGCCGGTGCCATCGGCCAATCTGACTCGCCGTGGGTGATGACGACGGACGGAACCCAGTACGTTCCAGGGATCGCCAGCACTTGGGTCTTGCCGTTTGTCACGCCCGTGATAAGGTTGTTGTATGGTGTGGTGCCCTGTTTGATCGTGGAATAGATCGCCCCGTCTACGCCGTACTTGTTCACCATGAACCTGCGCCCGCCGAGAGCGCTTGCCTGGTTACCGAGCGAAGTGGCCGGAGCTTCTCCGTCCTGGCCATTACCTGTAGTCGCGGGCTCCTGAAGGTTCGTCAGGCTCCCAGTAGGCGGAAACCCCGTCATCATGTAGTTGCCGTTGGTGGAAACGGAGCACGCCGGATATCCAGTCTCCCCGCAACGAGAGTAGTCACCCCGGCTCAAGCTCTGCCCGGTGGTTGGTATGTGATAGACGGTCTGGCCGATGCCCGCCAACGTGATAACAAAGAATACCACCAGGAATCTCACAGGCTACTTCCATACCATCTGACCCGCCGTATATTGGCAGGCGGCGTGTAGGTCAATTCCCACGCTCCAATGGTCGGAGCGGCTTGCCTCGTGTATCCGCCGATGTCCTTAGGCCCGTTGGTCGCGTCCAGAAACCCGTTCGCCGCCAAGTTGGTAGATGTGATCCCGATGAGATTCATACTGGCGGTCGCCGCGCTGGTAAACGGAGTCGCCGTGCTCCAGGTCACGTTGTATTGCTGATTGGTCCCGGGCAACCCCACAGCCAGGTTGGTGGCGTTGTATTTGCTCGCAGTGGCATCCCAACTTCCGCTCGTCGCCGTAGAGAAACCGAAGATCGCCGTCGATTGCAGGATTGCCGATGACCCGGAAGACATCGTGATCCCTTCGGCAGAGGCACCCACATCGGCTGGTTTGACGATGCTGCACCCCAGCACCAGAGGCGTTCCGCTGATAAGGTAGAATCCCTTCCCCGTGCCATGCTGGATGGCGGCTATGTTGATGAACTTCGCGCCCGTCGCATTATTCGCCTGAATCACACTCTCTGACCCGGCTGTCGTCACTTCAAGGATGAGGTCCTTTAGGGTGTTGTTGCTGTACGTGATTAGTGCTTCTGACGACCCAGTGCCCGTCGTCTTGATCTGCAACCGGCTGATGGTGAGGTAGGCGGCAACCGTTTTGATCCCGAACGTGCCGGTTACGGCTGTCCGTATTCCTACGCCTTTGGTCTGGTCGTAGACCAGAGGATTAGTGCGGACTCCGGCGTTATCCTGAAACGACTGACCCGCCGCCGCCGTTATAGTGATGGTGTGGGTCGAATCGGTGGTGTGCGCGGAGAAGACCGGCACGGCGGCAAACTCAGAATCGTTGTAAAGCAAACAGACGTAGCTGTTCCCATCGGTCACAAGATTAGCCGGAATTGCTACTTCACAGGAATGAACGTCAGTATAGTTTCGGCTCGACGTGCCGACCGTAGCCGTGCAGGGCGTTCCGGTAAAGAGACCCGCACAAGCTCCCCAGGAAGACGCCGACAAGAGGAATAAGAGAGGCAGTCTCATCGTATCACCTTCCAGTTCAGGCTCACCGCACCAGGAGTGATACCCGTGCCGGTTCCATTACATACTGTAAAATTCACAGCCCCAGCGCTGGCGAACGGGTAGATTATCAGGCCGTCTGTGCCCGCCTTCCCATAGCCGGTGACCCCACTGATATCGGCATTAGGGGTCCAGGTAATCGTATCGGTGGATGCGACGGTTGTCAGGCTTCCAGTGGAGGCGGTTGGCTGCACTGCAGCGGCGCAGGCGTTCGCACCGATCAGCGTTGTGCCAAGTGTGGCCGTGCCCACGGCGATTGTCCGCGTGATACTAGAAGGGATATCCGCGTTGGCAATCGCGCGAGGTAGCAGCACGCTGGGATTCGCGCCATCCGAGTACACAAAACCTGCCGTTGGGGCAGACCACAGAGTATTAAAAAATGCAGTAGGCACGCTCGTAGGCGCCTGAATTCCCGTAGTGTTTGCTGGTGGCGTATTTGCAGTCCCTTGCACCATCGCGTGCATTCCTGCGGCTCCGCCAACAGGGGGACAGTTTTGTATGTGGGTGGTCGGGTCTATCGTGCACCCACTGTCCGCAAGCACTCCGCCACTACCCGCCACCTGAATGGCATTGGGACTACCAGCAGCAGAAGCGCCTCCACCCGTTGCCGCCCACACTCCCGCTGACACGTAGCGGCACAATTGCACCTGCCCGATGGTCTGGGATGTGCAGTTCGCGGAGTCGGTAACCACGGCCAAGGCGGTAACGGGAGGAGTGAGAGCATTCAACTGCGCCAGGGTGTACGGACCAAGCACCGTAGTGCTCACCAATAGGTTCCGTCCGACCACATTGACATTAACCCCGTCGTCGCTGATTGCTGAATCGCCAACTGAGGTCGAACTGGTGGCTTTGGGAATCTTGTTGGTGGTCAGACCGGATATCCCGCCACCTCCCCCGCTTGGCGGCGGCGTTATCTGTGCTGAACACGCGGTGGCGATAAACGCAAACAACGCTACTATCCTCATACGACAATCACTCCCAGGCGCACGTATTCCCCAGACAGATTAGTGCCAGTTGCCGCCTCCGCCCCAGCCTGTTGTTGCTGCCCTCCAACTACTGTGTTGACTGCGGAAATCCACTTCAGTATCCAGAATGCTGAAGACTTCCGAATCACCACGATATCGAAGTTGGCAGAGAACGAAGCTGTTGAGGAAATGAATTCAATCGCGTTGGAGCCAAGTGATCGAGAGTTGATTAGGTCTCCTCCGGTCGGAGGAGACCCGGCAATCACGGGCGCATATGATTGAGGCCCCGCCCATCGTATGCGCCCGTATAATTCATCTCCCTGCGGAGCAAACCGTCGTTCCCAAGCAGATACCGACATGGGGTCACCCCGCCATCGTGTTGATTTGGAGTTTCACGGATTCGCCGCTGAGATCGGTAGCCGAGATGGCTTCCGTCCCTGCGACTTGGCTTTGCCCGCCGACCGTGGCCGTGACCAGCGAAATCCACTTCAGGGTCCACGTAGCATCCGAAATGCGAATCGGGACTATCTGAAACCGACCCGTGTAGCTGGAATCCCCCAGCACCAGGACGATCATACTCACGCCGAACTGCGAAGCCTTGATTTGGTCGCCACCCGTGGGCGGCGCGCCCGCCGTGACCTGCGTGTAACTCGATGGCCCGGTCCACCGCACGCGGCAGTAGGGTTCGTCGCCGGGAGGTGCCAGTTTCCGCAACCAGTCTTTGACCGGCATATTACACCACCTCATTGACCGCGCGGACGAGCACAAGTCCCGTCGTTGGCGGAAGAGTAATCGCGCCGATTGCCACGCCGATTGCCGCCTTCAACGTCAGGTAGGTCGGGGAACCGCTCTGCGTCAGCACGTCGGCCAGACCGGTCGTCACGTCGATAACCACCAAGTCGCCGTCAGCCGGCGTTCCTACCGTGGTCGGACTCTTGAACTTCACCGTCGTCTTTCCACTCCGCTGAATCCAGCAGTACTGGCCCTTGGTGACGGTGTTCAGGCAGAATCCCGCCCATTGACCCACGAGCGGTGCCGTGAAGTCGCACGTCACGACGTAGTTTTCGTAGTCCGTCCACGCGACCGGCTGGCCCTTGGTGTAGGTGCCGGTGGTCGCTGCCGTGGTCTTCACGTACTGGAAGCACCCGCCGTACAGCGTGCCGATGGTGCTGTCGTACCGCACGCCACCGGGGTTGCCGTCCAGCCACACGCGGGCTCCCAACTGGGCCGCGTACTGGTTCGTCGCGCCGCTGGCGCTCGGGGTGTTGTTCGCCGGGTAGGCGTCGTTGATGTCATTCAGGGCAGGAAGACTGGTCCTGACGATTGCTTGTTCCACACGATTCGGCATTACTGGCTCCTTTTGATACCCCCGACAATCGCCTGCTGCCGGGGGCGGTTACGTTGCTATTTCGAAGACCGCTTGCGCGGCGACTTCGCCATTCTTCGCTTGTGACTTATGTCAAGCGGTGATCCCGTAAAAACTTTTCTGATGACGAGGACTTAAACAGATCAGATTGCAGGCCGCGTGCGTGCGCGCTACAACCTTGGTGCTGTCCGCCGCCGGGTAGAAGCCCCACAACCCGAACTGGTAGCGCGGGCTGGCCGACAACCGGAACTGCCATTTGGTCGTGTTGTACCAGTCGAACGTCTCGCCCACTGTGACGACTGCCGTAGCCACCGGCAAGTTGCTCCGGGCATCGACGCCAGACGGAACGATGAACGTTCCGGTCTTGTAGTTGCCAAGCACCGGGTCGTTCACGCCGTACGCCGCGCTCGGGTAGTAGTCGTCGGGGAAGATGATGGCGTCGTTCATCTTCACGCCGGTCACGCCCCAGATGGCGTCTTCCGCGTTGGTCAGGTTGCCGCGCTGCAAGGGCTGAATCTTTTCCTTGATGTAGGCGAACGCGCGCTTGGTCGTCACACCGAGATTCGGGCGTTCCCGGCCAATGGAGGCGTCCCAGTAGCCCTCTTCCAGAATGGAGTAGGTCAGGGCACCACCGGGCGAGGTCTGCCCCGCCGCCGTGGTGGAGTCGCCGCAGTAGCGCGGAATCGAGTTCAGCGTGGAACCCACAGCCCCGTTGCGCAACTGCCCGCCGTACGTGGTGAAGATGCTGCCGTCCCACCCCGGCGTGATGCCGTCGTTGATGGCTTCGATCTTTCCGTTGATGTCGTACGGGCGATTGCCGACGATGCCGCTTCCGCTCGGCTGTCCGTGCAGGTTAATCGCAATGGCGATGTCCGCGCAGATCGAATTCATCATGTTCGCCAGGTTCAGGTTCAACAGCGAGAACACTGCGTTTGGCCCGACGTTCAACACGTCGATGTTTTCCATGTACTCGGGGTAGATCGCCGCGTAGTACTTCGGGTCGAACCGAGTGCCCGCGATGGTCTGCACCTTGTCCAAGTTGAACTGCTGGCCGATCCCGTAGCTGCTGGTCAACAGCGGAGCGTACAGGAAGGTCTGCTGCATCGTCGAACCGCCGCCGAACGTCGCCAGGCAGTGGTCCCGAATGTAGGCGAGGAAAGCGACATCGTTGAAGAAGTTATCCTGCACCACATTCGGATAAATTTCGTACAACGTAGTCGCTGAAAGTTCGTCCAGGGCCGGATCGAAAGCCATTTTGATTGCCTCTTGTCTGTGCCGGACAAACTACGCCCGGACGGGTTTAGTGGTTTGCCCCGGCGTTACCCGGCGCGTACTTGTGCGACAACAGTGCCTCGGTGGCGCGTTGAATCGCGGACCCGGCGTTCTGCTGCCTGTTGCCCAACGGGGCCTTCACCCCGGTCTTGTTCGCCGCCGCCTGGAATACAGGGCTCGGCGGAGTGGCGATGCCGAAGGGGTTGACCTTCTGCTCGCTCAACTTCTGCTTGTAGTCGATCTCGGCTGCGGCGCGGCCTTCCGCCCGGTACTTGTCGGCGGTGATTTCCGCGCGCTTCGCGGTGGCTCCGAACTTGTCGTCCCACACGGCGGTCGGGGACCGGCGCTGCGCCACGGCGTCGTTCAGAATTTCCTTCATCACGAGCGGCTTGTCGGGAAACAGTTCCATGTGCTGCCGCATCACGTCGTGTAGTTCGACCTCGAAATTCACGTTCGTGCGGAAGAGGTCTTCGAGAGCGCCGATGCGCTTGTCGATGTCGGACGGAACGGCTTCCTGCTGCTGGCGCACCGGGGGAGTCACGACCGCATCGCCGAAGAGCTCCTTTTCGGCGTCGATGCCGTACACCTGCCCGAGCGTCTTGGCTTTCGCCTGGACCGCTGCCAGCCGGCTTTCGGCGGCTTCGCGTTCCTGTTGAGCCGTCATGAACTGCCCGTTCATGCGAACCCTGTCGCTTTCGAGTTTGGTTTTGAATTCGTCAAGTTCCTGCCGAGCGGCGGCGATTTCCGCCTTTCCGGAATTCATCATGCGGTTGTAGTCGGACTGTCTCAGCCCCGATTCGATACTCTGTTGGAGTCCGGTTCCTACCTTCTCGTTGGCGATAAGTTGCTGCACGAGTTCTGGTGATGCGCCGAGTTCCGTTAATGTTTTCGATACGATTTCGAATGCCATCTTGGCTCCTTCCCTTACGGGTTCCGGATTTCCTCGGGTTCCGCCATCATCCCATTGCTCCGGTCGGGGGTTGGCTTCCCGAGGTCGAACTTCCTACGATTCTGACCAGCATCCGTGTCAGTCCAGCCTTCAGCCCTTGCGCTTCCTGGGCTGCTGCGGGGAACTGCTTGGCGATTCCGTCTAACGCTTCGCCGAGGGAGCGGATCTGGAGATTCACAGATTCCATTTGCTGCTTGCGCAGTTGCTCCGTCGTCATGCGAGCGCCTTGCTGCTGAACTCCCATCATGCCTGCGTAGGCGGACATATCCGTGCCGGAAGATTGGTCCTGGGGTTGTTCGGGAGACGGGAATGGTTGCGGGCTGGTCATGGGACTACTTGCAGCCGCCCTTGTGCATGGGCGTCTTTAACTTTGCCTTTTTCGCTCTGACTTTCTTCATCGCCTTTTTCTTCGGCATGTGAACCCCGAGGTCTGCTGGTTCTTTCACACCGTCCTCCTAAACTGTGGGGGTCGGTCGCAAGCCCGCCCCCCGCGTTGCCATACCCTGCGAAGGGGACACGCCTTTCAGCGCATCGTTCGCGGGAGGGCTTACTTCTTGGCGTGCTTTTTGACGCGCTTGCCGCGCCGCTTGTTTTCGACCGGGCCGAATCCCAACATGGCTTTTTCTCCTTTCGCCTGACCCCAAAAGAAAACGGCGCTCCCGGTTCAACCCGGAAGCGCCGTTGATTTATGAAGCCAAACCTCGTTGCGCTACTTCACATTCAAATTACGCACCATCGGTCTTAATTGTCAAGGTCTTATTCCTCTCCGAGGCGGGCTCAATCCACTGCACGCCACCCGCCGCCAGCCCTCGGTTGAAGTTCACAACGAGTTTACCTGTCCGTTTTTCCCGTGCAGCAGTCGCACGGATATCCTGTTCAGCGGCATTCGGGAGTGTCACGACGCGCTTCATCGGCTTGTGGTGATTGTGCTGCGCGTGCCGCCGTCCTTGGATTTAATCGCGGGTGGAGCGGAGTTGCTGTTCGGCCTGCCGCGCCCACCGCCGCCCTTTTCTGGAGCGCCCGCCTGCATGTCTTCCGCGATGGCGTGCTTGAGTTCCTGTTCGACGGTCCACTTGTCCATCTCCGTCACAGGCGCTTCGCCGTTGCGCATCGGCGGCAATTCCCCGACGTTCAGCCCGAGCCCCTTCATGACGGTGTGGTCGGAAATCATCAAGCCTGCTTTCTTGCCTTGCAGCAGTACGAGGTTGCGGCCGATGCGCGATACCTGCGCCTGAGAGAACGGTTCGATCACATACGACAACTGATCGACCACCCACCGGATGCGCTCGAACGTGGCGAAGGCAGACGGCTGGCGCTTGTCCTCGCCGGGTAGGTGCGAAGGGATGATGTTGCCGGGGTCGAAGTCGATGGACTCCTTCAGCGCCCCGTCTTCCCCGAGAACGTGGAAAACCTTGTCGGCCCCCCAGAATTGCAACGCCATCGGGTAGAACAGTTGATCCAGTTGGCAGGTGACTTCCTCCCCACCACGGCAGATGTCTTGCACCACCGGGCCAGCCGATTCGAGGATCTTTTCGATAGAATCGGAGCTCGGAATCTGCTTTGCCTTGGCAACCGCCATCAGGTCTTTCACGACGGAGAGTTTGTCGAGTTCGTCGTACAGCATCGTGATTACCTGAATGATCCACTGCGGCACGTCCCAGAACTGGACCGGGAGTAGCGGGGCAACCGGGTCTCCCATGCCGAGCGCACCCTGAATCGTCTGACCGGGGATGCGCGTGTTGATTCGCGCCATCGCTGCCGGGTCGATCACGTTGGGGTCGTACTTCAGCGGCGGCTGGAGGCGCACGAGCACGCTGTCGATAATCGCCCGCCAAATCTGGTTGATGGCCTTCTGGATCTTCCAGGTGTCGTGGATGATGGAAATTCCGAGGTAGTCCCACGGCTGGTCGTCGAAGCGCAGCGGGACGAGCGGCACGCGCCCATGCAGGTACGGCGACGAACCGTCCTTCAGCACGCAGGTGTCGGTCCAGATGACGCGGCGGCGAAGCGGGAACAGTTTGCAGTCTTCCTCGGTCGCCGTCCGCATGATGGGATTTCCCCGAATGTCGCGCAGCCCGCTCGAAATCTGCTTGCCGACGAAGGGAACGGTGTATTCCCACGATGTGCCGGGGTCGCCCATCGGTATATCCCGCCCGGTATTGTTGATGGCGGGGTCCATGATGTACGTGGTGTACACGTCCACAATAGGCATCTCGTGGCCGATTGACCGCTGAGGGGTGGCCAGGACACCAAGAACCCCGTTCTGTTGCGCTGTGGGTCTCCGTACGCGGTCCCAGAGCCTACCCATCCAGCCTGAGAAAGAGCGGGTGGGCACGATGATGCTGGCGAACGCCGGGTAGTTCGCCATGACGATGTGTAGGGGAATGGGTTCGGCTATCGTGACCGCGTACGCTTTCTGGAGGTCGTTGTCCTCCGTCAGCATGACCGGGTAGACGCTGGCCGGTCCGCGCACCTTGACGGCAATTTCCCCGCGCCCCGGAGCGTAAAAGTTCGGGTCGTACCACGGCTCCAGATAGGAAGTTCCGAGGGCGCACGTCCACTGGCAGGCTTTCCGGTACTTGCGGTCCTGGAAGGTGGACATCCACCAGTGATTCTTCATCTTGTTGAGCCTGTCCACTGAACCGATCATTTCGCGGTTCTTGGTGACGGCCTGCCCCGTGGGCTTCAGGTTGGCGACGGTCGCCACCAGATTCCTGAAGTTCATCTTGATTCGATTGATCGACAACGTGGAGTAGCCCGCCAGTTTGCCGGGGGAATCGCCGCTGAGGATGTCGTAGGCGCGGGGGATCTCGTTCCAGGCCGCCTGCCCCTCCAGGAAGGACTTCCCCGCTTCCAGCAAGGCTTTCATGGACCCCAGAGTCGCGGTCTCCATGCCGTCCGCCCCGGAGAGCACCTTGAGGTAGTCGGGGGCTTGGTAGTTGTCTATCGTGGGCATGGCGTCTCCGGGTAAATCAGCGCCTCAGTGATTGACGTTCCGCCGTTGCATTCGACCTTCGCGTCTTTGATGGTCTGCATGAATAAAAGAAGCCGATTTTTACGGTCGGCTTCCGCCAACTCTTCCGCCCATGCTGCCTCTTCGACAGTGTTAATCGGTCTGCCGTAATACTCGGTCAACGTGATGCGGCTCATATTGTCGAGCATCATTTCCTCACCCTGTTCCCTTCGCGGTCCCTGCCGGGGTCGCGGTTGCTGGCATTGTACGACAACGCCTCGAACTCGAAATGGCCGCTGTACTTCGGCTTCGGTTTCGAATTGTTCTTGTCGATGCTGAATCTGGCGAAGTCGCGCATGTGCGGCTGCATGTGCGCCATCCGGTCGCGCAACTGGGAGCGGTTGGTCGCCTGCACCGCTTCCATGCCCATCTCCTTGCCGATCTGGGTGCGCTCGAATTTCTCCGCTTCCTCGCGGTTTATTGCCCTCTCGACGCCGCGAATCTCGAAAGCGTTGCGGAGTTCGACGCGGGTGTATTCGGCGGGCATCCGTGCGTCCGGTTGGGCAGGCACGGCGTACGTCCCGTCCCCACGCGCCCAAACCACAAGCGGCTGCGCGAGATGGTGGCGCGACACCGACGTGTAAATGCGGCTCGACGGCGCGGCGCACTCGGGGCAGGCTTGCGGTCTCTCGCACTCGGCCATCGAAGCGAAAGACTCGAATGTTCCGTGAGCGGCACAGACAAAATCATACAACGGCATATAAAATGTCCTTTTTCCTCTTTAGGTAGATTGTAGCGCCGCCATACAAATAATCGGAGACCTTCTCGCATAGTAGGTTCCCGCTGTATTCAAGCGCAAAACATCCATGAGCCTTGCTGATGCTTCCCCTGTCTCCAATGAAATCCTTGACGCTATCCAGGAATGCCCTAGTCCCCAGGAACGTCATGCGCTTTTGAGGTTTCCTGTTAACGTACCTTTTGATGGTGGCCGACCCATCCCCGTCAAAATATCCACGGATGAAGTGGCTAATGGCTACAGATGGGAGAACAGGGAATGTGAGAACTTTGCTTTTTCGAGCAACGCATCCCAAGTTCTCTAGGCGTTCGGTGATGTGGGATGCTGGAAGTTGAATCTGAAAAGAAAGAAACGGCCCAATCTTGGGGCTAATTGATGCGTTAGTTTTGATGTCTCTTTTGAACCGTTCCAAATGGGGACGGTCTTTTTCTGCCATGCTCAAATTGAAATATAAGCCACGCCCATGTTCATAAATGCACCCATCGGCAAAAATGAAACCCAACCAGTATGCGGGATTCTGCCTAGTTAAATCGTCAAAAAACGAGACATTACAAGACACTACCTTTTGAGGAGAAAACTTCCCCTTCAACCACCGCTGTAGTGTGCATGGGTGAACTCCGCGTTGCTTTGCTAGTTTAGTCAGTACTTCCGCGGATGGCATCGTCAAAGCTCCAATCCATCTTCCTCCATTCCAGCGCCAGGGTGCAACGGTCCCTGGAAATACTCCCCCAACTTCGGCGTCCCGAGTTCCTGCATCTGCCGCACGGTGGGTCGAATCACCATCGGTTCGTCGCCGGCCAGCATCTCCCGGTACGCCACCGGCCCGCCCTCGGCGCGGCGCTGCCGCAGGTATGATGTCGAGGCCACCTTCCCGGCAAATTCCAAAATGTGCAGCGAAAGGTAGATGATTCCCAACGCCATGAATCGGTCGTCATGCTGGCCCTGTTCGGCGCGCGCCATCTGAACGCCTTCGTCGCGGTGCAACGCCGACATCTCGCGCACAAATTCAGGCGAGTTGATTTCCATGTCGCCGTCGCGGAGGGCCTTGATTAGGTAGTCCATCAACATCGGGCGTGACCACCTGTTTGTCACGAACCCGATGCGCGAAGCGTCCTTGTTCGAAATCTTCTTCCGGTCGTACCTGATCCACTGGTGGAAGTTATTCCACCCCAACTTGCGAAGTTCAAGCTGCGTGACCTCGCCGTTCAGTCCCGTCTCAATCGCAATCTTCGGTTGCCGGTTGCTCCCGTTCTGGTAGAACAGGCCGATGCAGTGGAGGATGGGTGCCAGGTCGTTCGCGTTGATGTACTCGCTGGCGTACTCTGCCGCCTGCTGATCGGAGTGTGTAAGCGTTCCCTTGCACAGCACCTCGACTACCGAACGGTCCTGCCCGATGCCGTCCCCGGTGTCCACCCCGAAGCCGTAATCTTCGCCTTGTTCCGGCCAGCGGAAGACCAGCAACTTCGCGCCCCAGTTCGACGTGGCCCACCCTTCCCACCGCAGCGGGACCATCTGGTACGGGCCGATATCGAGGATGGGTTTGTTCTTGTCGCGGTCGTGTTCTTCGGCCTGAAGGCGCGGCGGAATCATGCTGACCGGACCACGAAATCCGAAGACCCCCTTGGGTTCCTCGCACGATTGCGTGTAGTCGCTGATCGTCTCCACGTCAAACACGCTCTCGCCGGAAGCGCAGAATGACTCAATGTCGCTGGCGGCAAACTCGCGCTGGAACCGAGCGAGGATTTTCTTGTTCCGGTACTCTTCGCGGGTTACCTGCCAGAACCACATTTGCTCTTTCGGCATCGCCCAGTTTTCGGGAAAGTACCGGCACAGTAGTTCGTTGGTTCTGACAAACTTTCGGGCGCTCTCCGCGTGGGCAACCGTGATGCCTTCCGGGTGCCAGTCGGTCAACTTCTCGCGGGCTTCCTCGCGGAGTTGTCGCGTGTCTACCTGACTGTTCAGCCGCAGAGATCGCTTGAGCCACGTGTCGGTCGGGTAGAAGTCGGATGCCACGAACCACGGAAGGAACCCCGGCCTGAACTTTGCCTGCCCCTTCCAGTAGTATTTCTTGCAGTGGTTCCACGTGTCATAAAGCCAGCCGAACGGACCTTCTCCCGTGCTCTCCAGAATTACAATCTTGCGGGCGCTCTCGTGGACGGCAGGGACCAATCCCGCGTCAATCAGGTCGGCGGCGTTTAAGTACGTGGCAACTTCGCTGAGGTGTACGACTGACGGCGTGTTGCCGCGCCCGATATCGTACTTCTGGCTTCCGTGCTGGAGAACCAGTTTGGAATTGATGCCGCCGAACTCCATGCGGGTGCCGGCGCGGTCGGCGGTCATGGCGGGGACCAGCCAGAACGGAAGCGACTGATACAGCCGCTTGTACTTGTCCACCATGTCCCGAGATCGTTCCTTGTCGGACGACCCGGTGAGAGCAATCACGTTGTCGAAAAACAGGGTGCGGTGTCCGACAACCACCTGACTGTCAGTTGTAATCCCGCACTGCCTTCCCTTGAGCCACATTTGCATGATGGCCCACCCGAGGTCTTCCTGTTCAGCACGGGCGTCGTTCACAATCAGTTGAGCGATGTTCGGGTTGTAGTGGATCTCTTCTTCATCGGCGTTTAGAATCTTGGCGTACCGGCTGGCGAAGTACAGGTAGTCGATTTTGCAGATAGCCCGCTCATTTCGAATCCACTGGACTTCATCTTCGCTGTACAGCAGAGGGACGTTCGGACCCACTGTGTCGATGTGACGGAACTGCTTGTCGGCGAAGTGTTCGACGGCTTCGTCGCAGGCATCGACAGCGTGCCATATCGGTTCGTGACCGAGAGCCTTTTCCACCGCAGGAATCGCCAACTCGATACTGCGCTTGGAGTACATGCTATGCCGATTTCTCCGCGATGGCGGGCAGTGTTCGCATGGCGGTGGACAGTTCCTTGATGCCAGCTTCGAATGCCGGGAGTTCGACCCCTCCGGGGTTGACTCCCTGCATGTCTGCCTTGGCTTGCGCGATGGCGGTGTTCGTGACGGGCACGTTGACGGTGAAGCCGCCCCCGGTCTTGTCGGTCTGCCGCGTGACTTCCATGAACAGGCGGCGGTCTGCGATGCCGTCCGGTTTCGACGCCTGGTTAGCCATCGCTATCGCCACCCGGCCAGCCTGCCGTGCCGCGACCGTGGCGATGACAGTGCGCGTGATGTCGAAGCTGTAGCGGTGGAGGACGCGAGAAATGGCCCCGAAGCAGTCCGAGCGGTTTGTGCCCGATAGTTCGCAAATGCGTTCGAAGGAAGTAGCGGAAGCGCGGCGGGACTGAATCTCGAAGGTCTCGACGAACTTGCGCATGTCTTCCTCGCCCTTTAGGAGTTCGACGACGCGCCTGCGGGTGTCGGTCGGCTTCTCGCTGGGCTCCTGAATGAGTCCAACCATACTATCAAGGGAACCATCATACCGTGGCGCTATGTGGTCACCGAGCATCCCGAGCACCTTGGAATCCTTGCCGATCACATTGGGGTCTTTCTTTGCCATGCCTTACTCTTCTCCTGCCTGTTGAATTTTGCAGGCATGTTACGAATAAAATACGTTGCCTACGGCGTGGGCAGTTTCGCCGCCTCCCCCGCTTGGTGGAGGCGTTATCTGTGCGTGGACAGCCGAGGCAAATGCTAAACACAGAGCAATGGACACCAAAATCTTCATTTGAATCCTTCCCTTTTTAGAATACGTAAAACGGACCCCGGATTCCAGCGACCACGGCGGGCGGGGAACTTGGCGAGGTCGAGTTCCGCCACGATGTCGCGGATAGTTCGCTTCTCGCGGCGCATTCGGAGAATCAGGTCGAGTCCCATGCGTTCGTTCGGCAGGCTCCCGTAAGGCTTGCTGCCTTCGACCCGGTTGTTGCGGCGATTCTCCTTGTAAGTCTTGATGGCGATGCGTTTCTTCTCCGCATCGTAGTCTACGATGGCGGTCAGCACCGCACCACGCACGGAATCAAGAACTCGGTCGAGGAAGACTTGTTGTGGTTCAACCATTTATTTGTAGGGCGGGCGGCTCATGGACGCCAATCCCTGGACCGCCCTCCCGCCTTAGCCCAAGCGGGAAACTCAATTCCACTCGTCCCATACGTCAACTGCCAATCCAGATCCAGGAACACAATAATAGTACCAAGACGGAGGAACGATAAAACTACCAGACAATGTAAGCCCCAACGTTGCCCCAACGCTTCCGGAACCTGCCCATGCGTTATATGTTGACCCAGGAGAAGTTGGTCCCATTGAGCACCCAATCCCTCCTAGCCATGACCCCGCATATCGTATGCTCATGCTCACAAATCGTGGGTTAGAGTTATTATTCTGATAGGTAACACCCAGCGCTCGTGTGGGCTGTGAAAATGATGAAGGTCCACATGCCGGACACCCTCCTGTCCCCACGGTCAGTTTGGCGAGATATGACCCGGAGGGGCTGTTATCCTGAATCCCATATCCGCTTGGCGTGTAGACGGCGAGCGTAGCCAGTGACCCATTCCGGTTAGCATCGATTACCGACGTACCCGCGACCTTATATCCCCCGATCAGATTGGCCGACCCAGCACCAGAAATGTTGCCGTTGCCATCCACTTGGAAGTTGTAAGGGCTCGCCGTCTGGAACGCGATGGCCGAGCCCACCGCGCTGGACTGGACGACGCCCGTTGATGTCACCGTACCAAAAGTAGCTGCTCCCGAAGAATTGATCGTCCCTGCTACATCCAATGTGTACGAAGGGCTCGCCGTCCCGATGCCGACGTTGCCGTTGGAACTAAGGCTCATTACTGTAACCTCGGTGGTTGGTCCCGCACTGTTAGCGAGCTTAATATCAAGACGTGTGTTGGCATCGCTAGTGCCGATGTTATACCTTCCAAGAGCAAAAGCAGCAGCCGTCGCCTGCGATACATTCGCCGTGCCAGGTCTCGTAAGAATCAGTTCCGTTTCACTGGTGTAATCTTGCGTGATGGCAGACCCAGCAATTTCCACTTTGGCGTGAGGAATAGTCGTGCCGATGCCGACGTTACCGCCGTTGTAATAAACCGACGTGCCGCTTGTAAGCCACGGGGAAATGTTCTGCCACGTGGTCCCGTTATAGACTTTGGCTGTCCCTGATCCAGTATCGAAGTATTGTCCACCAGCGTGTATGGCATCGCCTGTGGTGAGTGCCGGGACTCCACTGCTATTTCCAGTCTGAATATAATTCTTCGCAGTGAAGGACAATGCTGCCATGCCTCCTACTAGGGTTCCGCCGAAATTGACGGGCTGAAAACAGTTATACTGTGCGCAAGCAATCGACACGAAACCCGCATCCGATTGAACAAACCCAGTGGAGACGGCAAGGCCAGCGTTCGCCGAACTCAGCGCATTAACGGTCAACAGTTGCGTCGAGTTGTTCCAAGTGAAGTTGGAAGACCCCCCGAATGCGCCGGAGTTATTGAACTGGACTTGCGTGTTGGACCCACCAGGAGTTCCCCCGCCCCCGCCGAGCGCGGCATAGGCACCGCCGTTTTGTGAAACCAGCAACGTGTGCGTCGAGCTGCTCGCGTAGATGCGCGCCTGCCCCGCTGCCGAAAGTGCTGGCGCGGCCTCTTCGGCCAAGAACAGCGAGTCTCCAGCGTAGATCCACTTGCCTTCGACTCCACCATTCGGAGCCTGAACCGCGTTTACCAAACTGCTGGGGGTCTCGAACCCTGAGTCGGACTGCACGTACCCGTTGGTCACGTTGATGCCCGCGATGGCAGACGGCGTGGTGACGTTCAAAAGCGTGGAAGCAGCCGTCCAAGTCAACGCGCTGGACCCTCCGAAAGACCCTGCGCTGTTGAACTGGATATTGGTACTCGCGCCACCTGGGGATGTCGCGCCACCTGTCGCCAGCGCAACGTACGCCGACCCATTCCAGATTTGCGGGTTTCCTGCCACTGTGTCCCAGTACAGCAGTCCGGGGTGCTGTGCATCCGATGTCGTCAGGGATGGAGCCCCCGCATGACTTCCGATCTGGATATAGTTGGCCGCCGTGAAGGACAGAGCCGCAGCACCCCCTGTTGGTGCCTGCACGCAGTTGTATTGTACACAGGTTCCAGGAGTGGCGATGAATCCCTGGTCGGCCTGCACGAAGCCGCTCCCTACAGCAATGCCTGCGACCGAAGAACTGAGCGCCTGTACCGTCAGAAGGTGAGTCCCAGAGTTGTAGTAGAAATATGTGTCGCCGCCGAGGGTGCCGGAGTTATTGAACTGCACAGAAGTGTTGACTCCGCCTGGGGTGCCGCCACCACCAAACGCAGAGTAGGCACCGCCGTTCTGGCTGATGAGCAAATGATGTGTGCTGCTGTCCGCATAGACCCGCGCTTGCCCTGCCGCCGACAGCGCGGGGGCAGTCTCTTCCGCCAAAAACAACGAGTCCGTACCGATCAGCCATTTCGCGGTTACGCCCCCATTTGGCGTCTGAATTGAATTGGTGTTGGTCCCGGTGGAGAGAAACCCCACCGTGGCTAGCGCGTACCCGGTAATCGTCAACTGTCCCGGCCCGTCGCTCCACGTCAGTTTGGCCGAACCGGCAAACGAACCGGAATCGTTGTACTGAATCTGCGTGTTCCCGCCTCCGGGAGTCCCTCCACCGCCGCCACCCGCGAAATCAACCGTGTTCCACGACCGCGACGTGTTGTTGAAGTACCAGAACTTCGAGCCCCCCTGGTACGCGAAGCCCCCGTAACAATTTGCAATCGACTCGATCTGGACACATGAGGCAGACGGCGTATTCAGCCCCGTGGATGTCGCGTGCGCTTGAAGGTAGATGCCTTGGTCCAGCGTCTCCCCCAGCCGGATGTAGGACCCGCCGAGCAACGACTGGATGCTGTTGTACCCGCTGTTGTCGGTCGCAAACCCGCCACGAGCAAAGATGTAGGTGCTGGAGTTCAGCCCCCAAAAATTATCCACGTACCCAGGCAACGGCTGACCGCAACTCCCGTTCAAAGGCATCGAAGGCGATGTCCCTACCCACAACACGGTGTCGTGTGGACCGAACGTCCCTCCCGTCACAGGCAAGGGCTGCTGGACCGGGTTTCCCCATTGGTCGAAACACGGAGACCCGTTGTACGGGTTGTAGTCGATAGGTGAGATCACAAGATACCCCCCATTAGGAGGCGAGACAGATCCGGGAGACTGCACAACCGAGTAGCCGCTAAATACTAGGCCAGAACTCGACATATCCTCCGTCAACGTGTTGTACTTCCCGCCACCGAACTTCACCTGCTGGGAGAACAGCCCGTCTCCAAGTACCGTCGTCCTTCCATTCACAAACAAGCCGAGATTGGTTATCCCGGTTGACAGGTATAGCCCCGTCGTATTCGACCACATGAAATTCGATGAACCGCCGAACACGCCCGATGTCCCCACCTGTACCGACCCATCCGGCCCACTGGGAAGGCACGATGCAAAAGAAATGGCTCCAGGGGTGCCGGAATACCAGCACCCCGTACCGCTCGTAGACGGCAGCGTCCACCCGAACCCAAACACGTCGATGTCGCCGAACGTGACCGCCGAAGGCATAGCAGGCGTGCCGCCCGACAACTGCACGTCAACATGCCCATTCGGAGTGTACAGAAAATAGTGCCCGGTGGAATCGGCAGTCGTCGGATTTGAGATTGGGGTGGACCCGGCAGCGTCGGAGAACAGACTCGCCCGCGTCCCGCCGCTCCCCGTCACGTACACGTTCACCACGCAGAACGGATACGATCCTTGAACCTTCGTGGTCGAGGTCTGCCCTGAAGTTACGACGGGACGGTTGCCGATCTGGCACCATCCCTGGACTCGATCCATGCAATGCGCCGAGCACGCCAGCGCCAACAACAGCAACGTCTTCATCTACTTCTCCTTTGTCGGAGCCGCCACACACTGTACCGTCTCCGCATTGAACTGCGCCCCGCCGTCCGCACAGGTCTTCGCCAACGCCTGCGAGGCCGACTCGTACTTCGCCGCGACCGGCTCTTTCTTGAACGCTTCCTCGTACCGACGCTGTAGCGTCAGCCAGTCCCGCTGCACCAGCAGGAATTCCGCCCGGTCCTTGTCGGCAACGGTCGGAAGAGTCTTCGCGGCGTGAACATTCGGCGCAACCTTGGCGTCTTGGGCGAACCCGAGGCCCGTCATCAGAATAGCAATCGTCAGGAACAGTTTCATGCCCTTCACGTTACACCCAAGCAAGAAAGGATGCAACAAACTCGCATCGGGGATCTACCTGATTGTCAGGATTTTTTGAAAGCGCGACACTGGTTCTGCGGCGGGACAACCGTCAGGACCGGGCCATCGCGTCAGCTTAGGCTCTCTGGAACCCGCCGCGAAAGGAGATTCAAAGTGAGAAAGCCGAAGAGCACCAGAAATAACGGACATGCTCCGTGTAGACCGGGTGTGTCCCACCGCGTCTATTGCCCAGTTTGCCCGCCATCAATTGCAGGCAACCCCCAAACCGTGCCGCACATTTCAGTGGGCGCGAAACTCCCCCGCGTGGCCACCTTCTCATGTGGTCATTCAGTGCAGGTAACCGGATCGGCTTATCGGTAGGAACCCGCCGCGAAAGGAACGCATGGACACCACGCAAGCACTGGATGAATTGGAAGGGCACCTCAAAATCATCATGGAAGCTCTGCAAGGAGCCAAGGACGATATGCCCACTCTATTTGACATGGAACCCACGGAGGCAGAATGAGCAGCCCATATTCAAAACGCCAACTTTGAAGGATGTTCAAGCATACTACAGAAAATTCGCACGCAAAGGTGATCTCTATGATCAGGAGGGCAGAAGCCCGCCACGCCCTACGGCTGACCGGCATGACGGGCTCAAAACGAAAAGACCCAATCCATCTACTTTCTGAGGGCTGATGGATTGGGTCGTGGTCGGTACCGCACTATTCCGCAGGCTGGCTTGCGACGGTCTGCGATTCAGGAGGGTGACCGGATGGTTCCGGAAGCGGTCCTATAAACCGCAATGCTCTGCCGGGCATGGGGTCCAAATCCCCCACCCTCCTCTTCCATTCTACCGCCGCCATTGACGCCAGCGCTACAATGAAGTCGTGGCTAACATTCCTAAGGTGCCCCGTGCGGAATTCGAAGCCGTCATCAAGGCGTTACTGGACACACCGCCGATGCCCGCCAGTGCGATAACCGACAAACGCCCGCGCAAGGACGGCGCGAAGCGGCCAGGGCCGCAGAAGCGCGGATAGCGATTATTGCGCGTTAAACGTTCGGCACGATTGATGGTGGATCATCGATCTCCACCGCAAATAATCCAGATCGATGATTGAATGCAACATTAACGCGGTCAAAGAAACCACACTGCCCTAGAAGCCCAAGTCCGACATTGTCGAGCCCTATTGTGAATCCTGCATACACATCTAGGGTAGTGACCCCAGGAAATTCGATTTTGATGGGCCAGTAGAACGTTGGAACCGAGCCGTTTCCTACTCCCAAGGTGTTGCTCGCTGGTTTTGTGAGCGGATCCAGGCCAAGTTGCAGGGCAAACGACAGGGGGAATGTGCAATGGTCCGCCCCTGAGTCCACAATAGCGTAACACGGCAACCTGGCACTTCCGTTCAGCAGGTCAATACGCAGAACGGGGCGCTTCGCTGAGTGTCCGGTTGGGAAAGATGGATCTGGCGGGCAAGGGAATACGCCGTAAGGAATTTGGTGCCAAGCCACCGGAGCGCCTAGAATAGAAACGCTGCCGACGACTGGGGCACACGCACAATCACTGGATTTGGCTCGCCCTGTTCCTGGGCTTTGCGAATTGCATCCTTCAGTTCGGCCGCATATGCCAGAACGCGGTCTTCGTTCTGTGAAAGTGCGACCCAGGCTCCTCGCGGAATGCCTTCGAGGAGTTTATCGAAGTCATGAACCATCGGTGCCATTGTTGCCATTTCACTCCTTCCTCTAGTAGACGACATATCCAGCATGTTTGGACTCAGCATTGTGCCCCATTTTGGCATCAAACAAGACACTACGCCATAGAAACAGTACCAAGTACTCTTCCACGGATATTTTATTAAATTCTTGACTAAACCCTATATTACCTTTAGGTTGCAAGGCAATGATAGCATTAAAGCGTAAGGTGTTTACCTGATCTCTACCTATAGCTGCACCCTATCGCTGACCCAAAGAACAGTGCTGCAAAACACACAGCTACCCCGCTTATTGAGTGTTGAAGCTCAGCGCGAGATTCTCAAGTGTATTTGCCACCGGCCTGTCACCGCTACCCATTGTGGTGTGGAAATGGTTCAGCCCGCACTGCTTGGAACCCATGAGCCTGTTTGGAGGAATTCAGTAATGCACCTGAACGAACGCTACCAATCCCACTGCCGCTGGTGTTGGAAGGTCCACGAGGACGATTCCTACATCCAAGCCATTCGCAAGACGGAAGAACATGAGCGGCAGTGCCCCCGCAAGCCTCAAGCCAAGGAACCCGCGCCTCGGGAGGCCGCAAAGTGAGCGACTTCATCCTCGGAGTGGCATTAGCCTGCGCTCTCCGCTACCTCGTTCTCATCCTCTCCGACATCGAGCGCAACACCCGACAACGCTGATTTGTACGCGGCACTAACGCCAAGACCTTGACGAATAAGGGGCATCGCCACACGGTCCAGCGCACGGATCGCCGCCCACCCCTCCAACTTCCGCGCCGACGACGTGATTTTTTGCGATGCCACTTGACAAGTGTACCCCGAAAGGCGCATATTGTTCTCGTTCAGTCTTGCAAGCTGAATAGCAGGAATCTGAGACGACCGGGACGGCAGTCGAGTCCCGGCCCGGTCATCAGACTCGACCAGATGAACAACGATCAATCGTCCATACATCCCGTTACCGACATCGTAGAAGACCGGATGCGCCGCGCTTTCGCAGGCGAAGACGTAGGCCTCACTTCCGGATTGACCTACGGTCAGTACTTCCCCGCTCCCACTGAGGACGAGACGCGAATGGCAATCGCCCGCACCAACTACGAGCGAGGGCGCGATGCCGAAAGAGAAGCCTGCGCCCAACTCGCAGACATGTTTGACACAGGGAAATACTACACGGAAGATGCACGTGCAAGGGCTATCGCCGCCGCCATCCGCGCACGCTCCCAGGAGTCCCCACGGTGAAGCTCACCTTCAAAACTCGCACCGGCTACCTGATCGAAACATCTCAGGTTGACACCGAAAAAGAACTCTTCAAAGCCACCGCCAACCTCCAAGCCATCTTCGCCGCCGAAGACTCCTGCGGTTGCTGCCAATCCCCCTACATCTCCTACCGCTTCCGCACCATCGACGAGAACGACTACTACGATCTCGTCTGCAACGCCTGTTCCGCTTCCTTCCGCTTCGGTCAAACCCGCAAGGGTTCCCTTTTCCCAAAACGCAAGGACGACCAGAACCAGCCCCTTCCTAATCGCGGCTGGTCCGTCTGGAAATCCCTCCCCGAAGCCAAGAACAACGCTCTCGTTTCTCAACCTCGCAAGGTGTCGCAATGACACAACTGGTCCAGGACTTCCCGCAAAGTCCGAACTCGCCGTATCCCCAGGGAAGGCTCACGACTGATTCCGTGCGCCCTGGTCTATCCGGCGTCCGCCGCATCCCTGCCTCTGCCGTGTTAGAGATTCTTCAACCGAATCTGATTGAGGCATGTGCCAAGCGCGTAAATCCTCAAAAAGCCCCCCGTTTAACCCGCTCGTGCAACTCACGTCTCCGGGGATCGGATTCGGGCTCTGTCGCAACCGCCCTGATGTCCGGCGAAACACTTGTCGCCGTAAGTTGCCCTGGATAGTCGTCCATTGCACTGAATCGAAAGGCGCTAGTCGAAAGATGCGGCCACCGGACTACAAGCCGGGAGGGGGTGGGGGGTAGCTCTCATTGCGCCCGGTTGTCACGTCCTCGCCCCATCCCACCCGTCAGAAACAGCCTGCTCCCCACCGCATCCCCGCCTCAAAAAAACACCGCCGCCCACCCAGAAAAAATCCCCCCAAGAAAAATGCTCTATCGGCATCAGTAAGGCCAATCGCACGGGAGGAGCCCCCTGGACAATCCCGACGCGGCCGGCCTGAGCCTGGCGCTCGCCGCCGGCCGCCGGACAGAACAGGACACAACGTCACCACGTGGCGTAGGAGCGCGTGCAGGGTCGATAGGCTGTAACCCACGGTGATACCCCCTACGGCGCGCTGTAGGCCCTGGAACGCGCGGGAATCGGCATTGTACAGACTATCAGGGACTATGCCGGACGCCCTCCGCCTATCTCACATTCTGTAGATACTGCGACGGTATCGCGCATCCCTTTTGTTATCAACGCGATGGGCCGATTGCAGGCCGAATAGCTGCTGGGACGATCGCCGGCTCGCCTGGTAAGCTTGTTATGGCCGGCAAGGTGCTCGCGATCCGGCGCGGCGTCTTCGGTTGACGCGATGGCGTTTCGTGACATGTTGGCGTAGTTATGACGGGCGTTATGGCGTGTTGTTGAGCGGAAAGGGGATAGGTTTGTGTGGGTATTGGAGTACCCGCATTTGGGCACGCGTGATACCCGCAAAGTAGCGTGGCTGATCCCCGCAACGGGGGTCTTGTGAGGGGGATTGAGTAGGCGCATGATGGATTCAGGTAGGGGAGCAACGCACCTGGCAGATTCAGGGAACAGCGCGCGACCCTACCGGGCCTGAGGAGGCAATCCGATGCAACGGTACACGATACAAGACGGAGCTACGACGTACACGCGAATCAGCAAGTCTGATGCGCGCAAGATGTTTGACGCGGGAGAGGTATTCTACATCACCGCGCACAAGATGCGACCTGGCTTCCCTTTTTCGCTGGGAACGACGATAGACGGAGCGCACGTGCGGGCGGAGCGGAGATTGAGCCCCACGTATCCGACGCTGGAAAGTCTGTTTGATGCGACGGTGACGGAGTTCTGCTGGTACAACGCGAATTGCCATGAGACGGGGTTGTATGCGGCGTTTTACCGGATGGCGGAGCAGAAACCGCGCGTGGCGTAGTACTGGTGACCGGTGTTTCCCCGATTGCAACGGGCTTTTGCAAGGTTCATAGTGGGGATACGGTTGAGGAGCCGAAAACGATGGCATACACGATTTGCGATAGAAACGGAGATTGCCGGCCGCTGCGGTTGATTGTTCCGAACGTGCACGGCGTGCCGGAGGTCAAGGCGGAATTCACACCGTTTTGGTGGGTCTGCGATCCGTGCAATAGCTCGGAGAAACGGTACTCCGTGGAGTATAACTCCGCGCAGGAGACACCGACGTATTTGTCGTGGTACCAGGTGGTGACGACGGACGATAGCGCGGAAGATGTGGCGGTGAAGGTGGCGTACTACGCGCGGGTGATTGCGGCTCGAAACGCGCTGGATGCGGCAAGTGTGGAGTATCGGCGTTTGACGGGGTGCGGGGAAACGGGCGCATAGTGGAATAGACCTGAGGAGGTCAATCAGATGAGAACACAGACAGTTTACGTGAAACCGAATGACGCGACGGCGGTATTGCTGGTGGGTCGCGCGTTTCCAGGTGCGCGGGTTTCGAAGGTCGCCATCAACGTGCATGATGCGGGCGGAATGGCGCTCACGTCGTATTGGAGCGGTGGGACGCGAGATTACCACGCGGTTGTGCGGCTGGCGGATATGCAGGTTTGGCAGGTGCCGGAGAATGGGTCTGGATACAGCGCGGTGGATCGCGCGTTCGGCCCGGCTGGAATGCCGTTAGAATTACCGGCACCGGGCTTTGCTGTGGTGACGTTCACGGACGGTTGCTACAAGGCGGTATCGTGCCACATTCACAGGGATAACGCGGCGAAACTGATCGCGGCGCCGGTGGAAGTGACGTGGGCGGAAAAGGTTGTTCTGGTCGCTACCAGGGCGCTCAAGTCGAGCTACTGTGGCGTCAAGGATTACAGGTTTCAGGAAGCTCGACGCGATACCGGCATCACGCGGGCGGAATGGGACGCTGCGGTTTCGGTTTGCAAGTCGCGGGGTTTCTTGAATGCAGCCGGCGCGATCAGTATTGACGGGCGGAATGTGGCTGGTCACGCGGACCTGTATCGCATGAAGCGCGTGGCGGACGATACCAAGCTCGGAGCGGACCGGCTGGTGGGCGAAACCGAAGCACGGACGGAGGTTTAACATGGAGCGCGAAACCTACAAGGCGAAAAGCGGGCGGACGTGCTTTAAGCCCGTGGCTACGGAAGCGGAAATGCGGCACGCGCTGTACCACGAGGCGAACATCGGCTGGTGTCTGGCTTGCGGCACGGAAACGGACGGAGTGGAGCCGGACGCGCGGCGGTACAAGTGCGAGAATTGCGGCGAAATGCTGGTGTACGGGTTGGAAGAATTGGTGATGATGAACCTGGTACATGTGACGGAGGCGAAATGATCGCGACGTTCAACGAGAAGCACCACGCGGAACTATTCGAGGCAGCGCGGGCGGAAGGTTCGGCAATTGGCGCGGCTGTCCGTGAGCACGGTTGGGTTGCGGCGGACCAGACGATAGCGCGGGCGGCAACGGGTTGGGTGAATCGCCAGCCGTTGAACAACATCAAGCTGGAAGTCGAGCTACGTTGGGCCTACATCATCGCGGCGGAAACGGCGGCGACGGCGGAAGTACTGCCGTAGGGGATCTACCCGATAGCGCAGCGGGAGAAAAGAGCGCAAGATAAGTACAGCTCTGGGGAGAGCGAAAAAGATGATCGACTACAAAGACATTTCAGACATCAAAGAGCGAAACCGGCAGATGGGGTTTCACTTTTTCGACACGGGCGCGCTGCGTTTCTTCCGGTCGCGGGTAAGCGATACGGTGTACCAGGGGCCGGGCGGAATCTATATCGTGACTTCCGAGCAATTCACGCTTGGCGAATATGCCGAGACGCGCAAGTACACGCCGCGCAAGTTCAACTGGGGAACGGGATCGTTTGAGCACTTTGACGGAGAGCCGGAGTTCAACACGTGCTCAAAGGCGGTCGCGCACAGGATCGCGCGACAGGCGGCAATGATTGACCCGGCAGTGAAGGCGGCAAATAACCTGTCACGCGCGGCGCTGGTCGAAGCGGCTTCAGAAGCGGTCGCGCTCGGAGAATAGCTATGAGCGGCTTCGATTACATCCTCGGGCTTTTCGTGTGGACCTACCCCGCGCTGCGGCTGGCGCGGTGGGCTCGGCTGCGGCGGGCGCGAGTGGCGGTGGAGGCGCGGGTTAACCGGGCGCTGGCGGTGTGGCTGCCGGCTGGAGCTTGCGGCGAGGACCGGGTGCGGGTGTATCAATTCCACGGCTTGGGAGGTGATATGCGGTAAGGCGAAAAGGCGGGCTACCGGGAGCGGGTAGCCCGTCAAAGCGGGCATCGGAAGCGTTTCAGACTCTCGGGGGAGCGTAGGGAGCGATAGCCGGTGCCCACTTTGGCGGAAAATGAGGATACGGACAGCAGTACAGGCTTCCAGGTTGCCGCGCGGGTTCATCGACCGCACGCAATCTCCTCAGCCGAAGGGCGGCCGGCCGGAAGGTGCCGCCCACGAGATTAGGCTTTAAGGAGTCGTAGCCATGTGGATCTGGTGCGTGTTTATCGGGCTTCTGGCTGTGGATGCTGCGTTGTTCGCGGCGTCGTGGTGGAAGTACCGTGACGAGCGGCGGGAGAGGCGGGCGCGGCGGGTTCGGTGGGAGGACTGATGGCCTGCATTTGCGATATTCCAGACGGTTGCGGCGGGACAGGCAATCTCTACTGCGAGGGTTGCGGCGGCGATCTGTGCGTCTGCCCTGGCGGTGGCGACTTGGGACCGTGCCCCGGCTGCGACGATTGCGACGGCGAGGCGGAAGACTGGGACGACTACGACGACTACCAGATCCCGGAGGACGAATAGCATGGCACGCGACGTTGACATGCGGCTACCAGCGGACCCACCGAGCGAATGGTACGGCGAGAGTGTGTGGGATGACCGCGACATCGAATGCCCTATTTGCGGGGCGGCTGATGCGCGATGGTGCGACGAGGCCAAGCACGCGGCGGAAGAACGCGAAAAGGCTTGACTACTTCCACGTAAAGGTTTACGCTAAGGGAATGCAGATACAACACATCAAGATTCGGCACTGCCTGCGGTGTGCTCACAAGTGGTGGCCGCGTAATCCGACAACCGTGCCGAAGATTTGCCCGAAATGCAAGTCGGCGGGCTGGGCAACCAAAAAGGAGAAGTAGATGGAGTGGCCGATATACCTGCGCAATAAATCCGGCTTCATTCATCGCGTGGATATCACGGGTGAGACAACCCGAAGTTGGGTGTGCTCACGGTATGGGCGCGACACCAAGTACGCCAAGAAAGACCACCAGATAGCCACTGAGGATGAATACCGGAAAGACATCTGGCGTGACAAGCACCAGTACCGCATCGGCCACCTGGTAGGGAATCGACTGCCATACGAGACCCTGAAAAAAATCGCAGACCTGATCGGTTACGACGAAACGAAGGAGAGCAAATGAGCGAAGTTACGGAACGGGCAAGACTGCTGATCGAGAGCACGGCTAAGGCGGCGGAAGAGAAAGCCACGCTGGTAGCCGATTTGAACGCGCAGATTGACGACGCGAAAGCGGCCTTGGTGGCGCTTGGCGTGAAGCGGACGCGCCGGGTGAGCGCGGTGAAGGCGACCAAGCGGACGCGCAAACCGAAGGGAGAAGCGGCGTGAAGAAGGCTGGCACTGCCACCGCAAAGTGGCACACAGTTAAGGCCACCGACTATTACGGAGCTTTCGAGTCCATCGGTGATAACAAACTTAAAACCCGCATGGATGTACTGGTCCGTTGGCCTGACAAGTCAATCACGGAAGAGAGGCTGATCGTGGTGGACGCCAACGGTTCCGCTCAGATAGACATGAACAACTGTCCTAACCATTTCAAAACCAGAGCGTTGTTTGTGCGGACTATGGTCCGTGGGTTGGCGGTATTGGTCCCCCTCAATGGACTCCGTGTAGCAATAGCAGCAAGAAAGCGGGAGCGTAAGGAGGCGGCATGACACGCGAGGGCGCAGGGCGCTACGACCACCTGCACGGCGACGAGGACGAGATCGCCGCCGCGCGGGTGGAGCGGGTCAGTAGTTGCGACGAGTGCGGCAGCACGGACGGCTGCTTGTGCTCAGTACGTGAGGCGCGGGAGAAAGAGTGGGAGCAGGCACACCCGCGCAAGACAGGCTATCCGTGCTCACTGTGCGGAGCATCCCCTTGCGAGAGTCCGACAGCGTGCAGGGCGCAGGCGCGGGCGGAAAACGAGGATCGAGATGAGCCAAGACCTGATACGGAAGACTGAGCCGACCGTCCTGGAAGTCATCCAGGCGCTTGCGACCGACGAGCGGGTATCGGTCGAGAAACTGGCGGGCCTGATGGAGCTTCAGGTCCGCATGGAAGCACGCAACGCCGAGCGGGAGTTTAACATGGACCTCGCGGCGGCGATGGCCGAAATGCCGACTATTCGCAAGAATGCCGTCAAGGACATGGGGGCCAAGGGCAGTATCCCCTACGCCACCTACGAAAAATTGGACAAAACAATTCGGCCAATCGAACGCAAGTACGGATTCTGCCGGATCTTCACGACAGCGCCGTTGGAGAAGCCGGGTACGCTGATGACGTGCAAGTTACTCCATCGTGGAGGGCATAGCATTTCATCGACCCGGTACCAGCCACCGGACCCAGGACCGGGGCGCAACGAAACGCAGGCCATCGGAAGCGCCGACAGCTACGCACGGCGGTATCTCACGCTGGCGCTCTGGAACCTTGTAACCATCGGCGCAGACGACGACGCGAACTCGGTCGATACGCTGACGGCCACGCAGTTGGAATCCATCACGGACATGGTGAACGATTGCGACTTGACGGCGGCGCGGCTGGCGAAGTTCCTGGAACTGATGCACGCCACTTCGCTGGACACCATCAAGCGGCACGAGTTCGACCGGGCGATGGAGACGCTTCGGAAGGCGCTGCGGGCAAAGGAGCCGAAATGATAATCCACGAGGCAGAACAAGGCAGTGCGGAGTGGATTCGCTTGCGCTTGGGCATCCCCACGTCCAGCATGTTTGACCAGATCATCACGCCGAAAACGATGAAACTGTCATCGCAGGCGGCTGGATACATGAACATTCTGATTGCGGAGTGGATAACCGGCGAACAGGTAGAGCAATTCGAAAACGACTGGACGCGCCACGGCATCGAGTACGAGGCAGAAGCGCGGGCGGCTTACGAGTTCTCAAGCGGGCAGGACGTGCGGCAGGTCGGCTTCGTCACGAGCGACGACGGCATGGTGGGCGCGAGTCCTGATGGCATGGTGGGCGACAACGCGCTCGTAGAGTTGAAGTGTCCGAAGGCCAACAACCACGTAGGCTACATGATTCAGTCCGACGTGAACGAGAAGTACAAGACCCAACTGCAAGGCCAACTGTGGGTATGTGAGCGCGAATACGTGGACATCCAGAGCTACTGCCCCGGTTTGCCCACGGTCGTGATCCGCGAGAACCGCGACGAGAAGTACATCGCGTTGTTGAGCGCCGCTGTGCGGGCGTTCGTGGACGTGATGCAGGAAACCCGCGTTCGGCTGACCCAGAAGTACGGGCCATTCCCCGAGCGCAAGCGGCAGGCGCAGTCAGACGATGAACCTGGACCGCTCAACGTGTCCGACGAGGACGTTACCCAAATCATTAAGGCCGGCGTTTCGACGCCGCAATCGTAGGAGGACCGATGACGAATTTAGAAGTAGCGCAGGGGTTCCGGCAACTTGCCGACCTGCTAGAGAACAATCCCGACATGGCGCAGCCGTACGAGGGCACCACCTCATCGCTGCTGTTCATGTCGCACAAAAAAGAACAATTTATCGCCACCATCAAGGCGTTCGGTAAGGGCACCAAAACCAACGGCGGCGATACGCTGGACTTCACGCCGGAATTCCCGCTGAATTGCCGGGTGTTCGGCTTCAAGAGCGGCATCTGCGAGAAGCGTCCCGTCACGCGCGTGGTCCCGGCGACCGAGGCGCAGGTGATTCCTGAGCGGTTTATCTCGGCGGTACCGAAGCACGAGGTGACCACGATGGAGTACGTGTGCGATCCGAGTTTCTTGCGCGTCGAGGACAAACCCGTCGAGGGCGTCGAACTGGCGTCGGCGGAACAGGTCGCGGAAATCAAGGAATCTTTGGAGGTGCTATGAAAAAGGCAGTCAAGCCGTACGTGATCGTGAGAACCTACAGCGCCGGTGTCTTCGCCGGGACGCTCGAAAGCCGCAACGGAAAGGAAGTAGTCCTCTCTGCCGCGCGGCGGTTGTGGTACTGGGCGGGAGCGGCATCGCTCTCGCAGTTGGCGGTATCGGGAACCAGCAAACCCGCTGCCTGCAAATTCCCTGTTGCCGTGCCATCGGTGACACTGACCGAAGCTATCGAGATTCTGGATGTCACTCCAGCGGCACAGGCTTCCATCGCGGCGGTGAAGCTATGGAGCGAATAGGCTCCGGCTCCGGCTCCGGCTACGGCTACGGCGACGGCTACGGCGACGGCTCCGGCGACGGCTACGGCGGCGGCTACGGCGACGGCTCCGGCGACGGCTCCGGCTCCGGCGACGGCTCCGGCTACGGCTCCGGCGACGGCTCCGGCGACGGCGAATAATCTATGAAGTGCTTCGCATACTGTAGAGTTTCGGGTTTGTCTCAGTTAGATGGAGATGGCTTTCCAAGGCAGCGGGAAGCCATCGAAACCTATGCGCGGGCGAACGACTTGCGAATAGTCCGATGGTTCCAAGAGAAGGCGGTCCCCGGCAAGACCGAGTGGGAAGACAGGCCCGCGTGGAGCGAGATGGTGGTATCGCTGAACGGCGTGCAGACCATCATCATCGAGAAGTTGGACCGACTAGCACGCGACCTCTTGGCGCAAGAACATATCATCCTGGACTTGCAGCGGCGAGGCATCAATCTGGTGTCGGTTCACGAGCCTGATCTGATGGCGAAAGACCCGACGCGCATTCTGATGCGGCAGATCATGGGTTCAATCGCGCAGTACGACCGAGCCATGCTGGTTCTGAAACTCCGGGCGTCCCGCGATCGCAAGAAGAAACTGACAGGCCGGTGCGAGGGCGCGTTGGCGTACGGAGCACCAGGCACGGCACCGGAGGAACTGGAAGTGATGGAGCGGGTTCGGGCGCTGCGTGCCGAGGGCCTGACCTGGGCCGTTGTCGCGGACGAGTTGAACTCGATGGGGTACCGGACGCGGCCACGGCGCGGGACCGAGCAGGGCGCGGAGTGGTATCCGGGGACGTTGTGCCGGCTGTTCTTTGAGCCGGGTAGGGTAGCGAGGAAAAGGGAGAAAAAGTGAAATTTACCGAATACCTGAAATACACATTCACCGATGCCGAGATCACGGATGCGGCGAAGGAACTGGCGCGTGCCGCACAACAGCGGACGAGCCTCGAACAGCGCAAGAAAGAGGTCGATAGCCAACTGAAGGCCGACATCGAAGCGCAGAACAGCATCGTAGGGCGGCTGTCGTCCTACATCAACACCGGGTACGAATACCGGGACATTGAGTGCCGGGTCGAACTGGACACGCCGGAACAGGGCAAGAAGCGCATCGTGCGACTGGACACCGAAAAAGAGGTCAAGGTGGTTCCCATGACGGACATGGACCGGCAGATGCGGCTGGAGCTTCAGGAGAAGGCCGACGCAGCGGACGCGGAGAAGGAAAAGGCGAAGGAACCCATCGTGACGCCGCCGCCGATTGTCCTGCAACTGCCGGAACCCGAGCCTGCCGTCGCGCCGCTGGCTTCGGTAACCGTGATGGGCGGAAGCCACCAGAAGCGCGAACGGCGCAAGCGGAACCCCGAGGCCGAGGCGTTCGCGGACGGCAGCGGAGAGTGACATGGTGGTGCTTGCGATAGACCCCGGCCCGGAAGAATCCGCGTACATGTATTGGAACGGTGTGCAGATCGGTCAATTCGGCAAGATTCCCAACACGTTGATGTTGGAATTCATCACAGGCCGAACACCACAAGTTGAACGCTGCGTGATCGAGAAGGTCGCGTCGTTCGGAATGCCAGTCGGCGCGGAGGTCTTCGAGACTGTCTACTGGTCCGGGGTCTTCGCGCACGCCTTCGGTTTGGATCGCGTCAGCCGTATCACCCGGATCGAAATCAAGAACCACCTGTGCCACTCCAGCCGGGCGAAGGACGGCAACATCCGCCAGGCGTTGATTGACCGACTGGGAGCGCCGGGGACGAAGAAAGCGCCCGGCCCCACCTACGGGGTGTCTGCCGATATCTGGTCGGCGCTGGCGGTCGCGGTGACGTGGTGGGATGTTTACCGCGCGGGGTGAACGTGGGGATTGCGAATATGCGTCAATTCGAATATACTGAGTCTGTCCGCAAAGTACTCTCAAGCGCATCAGGCCCGCCAACGATTCCGACTGGTCATCGGAAGATTCAAGTTGACGGGCTTCTGATTTTGTGCCAGACTTCCAACAGTTCCATCAGGCCTGATGGGATTAGCGAACTTGAAAAGAGTACAGAATGCGGACCAGACCAATCTCGGACCACCACAACATTCTGTTGGGCTACTTCTTCGCGTCAGCGTGCGTGTGACAGTGGAACGAACGCTTCGCGCACGAGAGTACCGCCGCTAAAGGAGTATCGCGGAGCGGCAACGTTGGGTGGCTGTGGCGTAGCGAGCGCGGGCACAATCCGCGTTAAAGCACGGCCTTCGTGGGAAATTGCTCTTGCCCACGGCTGCCGACTGGGCCTCCGATGGACTCAGGGATATACCAGGCAGGATACCCTGAACCTGCTTTTAGCGGGCAGGGGGTTTTCCTGCCTCCGAACCCCCTCAAGATCTTGGGATATATGCAAATAAGCAAGCAGTTCAACGAATTCTGGAAACTGTATCCGCGTCGTTTCGGAAAAGATTCAGCTTGCCGCGATTGGGTTTCTGAAGTCACGGAGGAAAACGAATCGCAAGTATTTGAGTGCCTAAAGCGTTACTTGAAGTCGGCGGAAGTGGCGCGTGGCTGCGTGATGAGTGCAGGTTCGACGCTTCGTGACACCGGCTGGATTGTAAAGTGCGCGCGGGACGATTGGGAGAGCGAATGGCCTCCAGCGGTTGTTCCTAAAGGCATGTCAGTGTTCGAAACACCGCGACCGTGTTTTTGCGGCGCTCCATCAGAGCAGCGCGGGCTTTGCCGATTACATCTTGCCGAAATGGAAAGGGAGACAGCTTAATGACGCTACCTGAAAAACTATATGCGCTAGAAATGCGCGAACGTCAAGGAAACCCAGAAATGCGCGACCTTCCAATCGAAAAGAGTTGCCAAGTGTCCGAGGCGCTGTACGAGGACATCATGGTTGAACAGGCCATGCGGCGTTCGGCGGTGCGGGAGGCGCAGGAATGAACAACTGCAAAGAACGCGGATGCCGCTGGGACATGTCGTATTGGGGTCCAGATGGACCGGACTTCTCGCGGTGGGGCGCTGAGTGTGGACGCGGCGTGCGGTACCGGGAAACCGGAGCGGCAGTAGCAAGCGGGACGGCCGGCGTGCGGCGAACGTTCGGCGGCGGCAGGAAGCACCGGGGTTCCGCATCGGAAGACATGGAACGGAGGCAACAATGAACGGACTGGAGATGCTGGCGAACGGGAAGGAGCGGCAGGCGCTCTCCTTCCTGCGCAAAGTGGCGCAAAGGACGCCGAACTACGGAAACCTCATCAACGTAGCCGCTGCGCTACGGGCGTGCGGGGAGGTGGATTCCGCAATCGGCGAACTGAAGCGTGCGCTGGCGATTGACGAGACGCGCGCCGAGGCGTGGAACA